ACGTTAATGTACCAAATGGATGCATTTTTCGAACTTAAAGATATCGTTAACGCCTAGCGCTTACCAGGCTTACGCCTTTCAGCGCTATGGCTAATTGGAGAATAATATGAAATTCAAATGGCATTTAATGAAAGAGAAGGTGATTGATCATTTATACATGTCTCCTTTATCCCACAACGGATATGCTCCAAGCAGAGCCTGCTTTGCATTACTACAGGCGGTTGAGCGAAACTCTGATTGGAGAACAGAGGAAAAGGATATGCTTAAAGAGGCTGTGCAAATAGTCAAGCAATGGGACATAAGAAACTATAAGCGTTTGGTTTCACTATTCCCATTCATACTACCCGTTCGATACTACAATCGCATTCCAACTATTTATATGGACGATACTGAAAGTATGCCATGGATAATTGAATTCACCTAATCCTCGGCAGTCTTACTACTACCCCAATGAAACCCTGGCCATTGGTTATCTTTGACCAACCCTTCAGCAGTCGCAGCTCCAACTCATCCCAGTACTACCACCTAATCCAATTCCAATCTCTAACCCACTTGGCATAATAAATTGCTGGATCATCTTTATTAGATCAATCCAACCTGCCATTGGAGCCATATTGCCACCTGTAATGATCCCGGAATTAAATATAGTGTCTATCTCTATACCCAACACACTCCGCATCAATATAGTCTGCATACTCTTTGTAGGATGATGTTTGATCATACCTAATGTAGCTCTCTGAATCCTACTCCAATACTTATAGAATAAGATCATCCCCATGCTATTAGCATATTGAGTAATCTTACCAACTGGAATATTGAAGTCTACAAATACATCCTGAACATAACTATAAGCTTCATCCTTACTCTTACCCTGCTCATCTACCATCTTTCTATAGATTCCATACCTACCCAAGAAATCCGACACCTGAACCATACCCAACAAACTCTTATATGCACTAGTATCTTCTGCCAGATATAATCCCTTCACAACCTTACCCAGCGTCTTGCCACCTTTAATCTTCCCGGTAGCTTCACTCAACGCTCTGACAGCCTTGTTTTTGTAACTATACTCGTCAGTCTGCATCTCCTCAGTTGTAATCGCACTATACAACCCAGCATCCATCAACTCACTTACAGAACTCTTGTTCATTTTATCTGTAAGCAGATCTCTTCTACTTTTATTAGCTTTCCTATATGCCTGACTAGCTCTACTCTTAAAGTCTATAACTTGGACTTCAGCAGCATTCTTTTGATACTCCTTAAGGTTATCCAGTCCTTCCTTCCAGTATCGAATAGTTTCAAACGTTCCTAATCCACTAATAACACTAGTTACGAAGTTACTTGCAAAGTTTCCACCCCAAACTGCGGGAGTTTTGACAACTATATTATTATTAATAATCCCGACTATTCCCTTCACAACTTCTTCTACAACCTTCGCCTTCCTCTTTTTACTTTCATCCTTAATTAAATTCCCAATACTCCAATTCTCATAACCAAATATTGCATCAAGCCAAACTTCTTCAACATAGAATTTACCATTATTAGCATTAGCGTATTTCTCTATCTTCTTCCTGGCCTTATATGGCAACCTGGTAAATAGTTCTAAATAATCTACACTATCAACATCCATCAAATTAACGAACTCCCACTCATTACCTACCCTATGCTCTTCCTGCCTCTTGATAAGCAAGTCAATCCCACTCTCGTTAACTTCCTCACTATTAATCTTATCAACTGTATTCATGCTTGCAGTAGATGCAATATCTACCACATTCATATTGAGCCCCAAGAGAGCTTCCTCACGCTCAAAGTTCATATCAATAGTAAGGTCAACAATCTTACCTTTTTCGTTCACTACTGGCCTCAGAGCCTTCTTATGACGCTTAGTGTTGATCTCTTTCTTCAACATCAAGTTCTGATATTTTTTCAGATCTTTATATCTTCTATCATCAACTAGAGTATTGGTATTATATTCTTCTTTCCACTTGGCCATCATACTTGTATGAGCCATATGTTTACCAGTCCTACTAAGCAAACCTTTAACCTGACTCTCCATTGGTAAATTCTTAGCAAAATACATTCCTACCTTATTACCAGCGTAATTCTCTAAATCATATTTCCACTCATATCCTCTCAATCTCATCTGTTCTTTTGTTGTTGGATCAATAGCGGCAACTTCTATAGCTTTATGTGGATCACCAATCTTTGGAATATGTCCTTTAGTCATCAATATCTCACTGTCCACAAACGACTCTTTCCCGGCACTATCCAAACTAACAAATGTATTAAGAGCACTCTTAAACCCTTCTTTATTCTCTTTGATAAACTTAGCAACCTTCCCTCTACCATCTGTTTTTTGTAATGCAAGCAAGCTAATATACCTATCCATTCTATCCAGATCATTAATCTCAGATGTAGAATGTTTTTGCATAGCTAATACATTGTCAAATACTAGATGTCTACCTTGCTCCTGATTAACCATTCTATCGCTTAACCCTTCAGCCTGGTCATCCCACCATCCATTCATTCCACCATGAACTAATGCTCTTTTCTCTGATTGGATCAACGCATTTAATTTACTATCACTCACCACTAGCTCAGTTATTATATCTGCACTATAAGAACTAGTCAGTGCCTGCAGATCAGCTTTACCGATAACCTTAGTCAACATTCTACTTTCACTATCTGTTGGCTTCCTATCTCCAAAATCTTTGCTCATAACCAGTGAAACCATCTCTTTTACTGCTTCTCTGGACTGTTCAACTTTTCTCTTACTCTCACTAAGAGCTCTTTGCAGATCAACTGGCATTCCAACTGTTACATCAGTAACTAGCTTAAACAGTTCCCTGGCAGCAGTTCCTTCTATGTCTTTATGTAGTTCAGCTAGACTATAAATTAATGCTTTACCTGGGTCCAATAAATTACCATCTTTATCTTTAACACCGTAAGTAACTTCATCTCCATCTTTATTGATAAATATAACATCTTTCCCAACCAACTGAAAAAGTAACCTAGCAATCATACCTGGAGCTAGTGTGGCAGCATGGCCAGCCAGAGTAATTTTCTCTCCAACCTTACCCTTAAACTTAGGAAATACTCTTGCCGTACCATACGACAACTTCATTCCCTTGAGCGCAACCTTGGCTAATAACTCCCGGGCAAATCTTTCATGCTTACCTACAAACGCTTTAATAGCTTCATCACTAGTATCGTAGACCTTGCCAGTATCGAGAGCTTGAGCAACTTTACTTGCCTTGCTTTGATTGATACCGTTTACTTCTTGAGCTAAACTAAATAACTGTTCATATCCACTCTTGCTATCTTTCTTGTTAATTAGCCCCTCAATCACCTCGATAGCCTTAACCATCGCACTCAATACTTTCTCGTACCAAGTATCACCGCTGAACCATTTACTTTCTTGCGCTTTTATTCCTTTCAGTTTTTGGATCAGAACCGGATTGGTCAACCCATAAGCCAAGAACTCCTGTAGACTATCCTTCCCAAACACTGCTAGATATTGTCTTTCAGCATTTTTCTTAGCATTCTCGCTTGTATCACCATCAACCAGAAAGTCTTTAACTCCTACATCCTTACTGATAGCATCTCTCAACTGTTCCAATTGTTTCCGGAACCTTTGATTACTTTGCACAGCTCTCCAGCTTACCGCATGAATCATTTCATGCCCAAATACTTCCTGTGCTGTCTGTTCAGTCCTAGTCTCCGGCCCACTAACATTGTAGACCATCTCTACCGCATTATCTGCACTACGGAACTCACCTTCAGCATATACCCCACCGGAATACCCTTTCAAACTAACACTAAGCCCATCGATCTTTTCCATCAACGGCTGAACCAATTCTTTTAATACCCGGGTAATATCCTTATTGTCTGCACCAAGCATTTCGTTAACCTGGCTCACATTCTCTGCAGTAGTATTACCCCTAAGTATTTCACTCACTGCATCTTGTTGAATATCCTGCTTACTTAATTTACCAAGAGATCCAAGATCAACTTCTTCTTTCTTACTATCTGGCATATAATACTGGACCACTTCTTCAATCTTACCAAACAGATTTTCTCTATCTTTATTGTTTTTACCCACTATAGCTCTAAGCGGTTCAAGCTTCTGACTAGGAGGAGTATATGTTGGATTCTTTCTATACTTGGCTGGTCGTTTCCTATCTGTTACTTGATCTTCTTTTTCTTTAGAAGTTTCCTTGTAATCTTTGTCCCAAGCATCAAGATTAGCTCTCTTGTTAATAGCAGGCAACTCAAGATCTAATAACCCTCTATCACCAACAACTTTTACAAAGTCATTTACTATTCCAACAATCTGCTTATTCACACTGTCTACATTGCCTTCCCATCTTTTCTTCCTTTCTCTCTTGAGCCGCTTATTAGCCCGCTCAATCAACGCCTTTACTTCGTATACCCTATCTGACTCAAATATCTTTTTAAGCTCACCAGCAAGCCTATGATCAGCTTCCTGAACATTCTTCCCCACCTTCTCAAACTGTTCAAGCACTGCCTGGGCCACTGAATACTCTCTGCTCAATTCCAATGCATTCTGATTAATCCTACTAACTGTCTCTTGAATTTTGTTGATCCCAACATATACCGCATCGTGCAAACCAAGAAAACTATCTGACCCATCTACAGTCTTGCCCATAATACTAGCATCTAAATTCTGAATACTCCGGACCAGCATTTTAGCCCCTGGATGTCCATAAGCAAACCCACCAAGACTAACTGTACTTTCAGTTGGAACCAGGTTTTCCTTCTGGATCAACTTGACAACTTTGTTAAAACTAAGTTTACCTTTAACTTTAAGCTTTGGATCGTTTTTTATCTTACTCCAGTCTGAACCAATGAGTTTAGCAATATTCTCTGCTTGAGTCCTAGTTCCATCGTACTTTCGAACCATCTTTGCAAGTCTTTCTCTAACTTCTGTTTGGTCAGATTCTTTGAGCATAGCGTTCTTAGCTTGCTCACTACTCTCAACACGATCTCTACTAACCATATCTATAAAAGCTTGCTTCTCACCTTTAGCACTTTCGTTCCACGCACCGGACAACAGTGGATAGTGAGTGTCAATAAGACTTTCAGCTACCTGCCTCATCTCTTTTTGAGTAAGACCGGCCCTACTTAATCTAATTGGTTTACCAGCTTTAGGATTAACATTACTTCCTATCATCTTTGGATGAACCGGACCTTCTACCACTAACTTACCAACTAGCTCTCTACTCTTCTCCGCAAACTCCAGAGCAAACCCACTAGCTACTGCATCCATAGCTTGAGTAAGCTTCTGTTTAATCTCACTTGTACTGCCAACCAATGGCTCAAATGCTTGTTCAACTATACTTGAAAACTTTCTTTGTATATCTTTTTCAAGTATAGCAATCTCATCTTTAATCTCAGTGGTCATAAAATTCTTACCACCAACTGTTATATTAGTAATTATTCCTAGATTATGAGTAAATTCTCCAAGACTATTACCATCAACTTCACCGGAATATATCTTCTTACTAATAGCCTTAGCGATACCCTCAGCAGCCTTGTGAGCACTTGCACCATAATTGAATATCATAAACGGGCTCTTCATAAGATTTCTATCTACAGGCCCATATACTCCCTCAAATGCTTGAAGCAAACCTTGCTCTTCAAGTACTTTCTTAAATTCAATCCCAGCTCTATTATACGCATCTACTACACCATGGATATTCTCTTCATACTTTCCTTTCTTATCTGTAACTCCAACTCTGGCAAGGTTCCCCCACAATTTACCATCAGTATCATTCGGAAACTGTAACAACCCTAGAGCGTACCCATTAGTAATCCCATCAACTTCTAATCCAAGATGAGTAGTAACTTCCCCACCATTCTCTACTTTGAGCCAATCACCGAGTGCAACTAATCCTGCTAACCCATGAGCATTAACTCCACGATCAGCCACTTCTTGGCCATTGATATTCTGAGCCAAATTACCAAATTTTATTACAACTTGATCAAAGTCGTCCATAACTCCCTGGTGATCAGTCTTGTCAACATTCTTCCCGAGAGCTTGGACGATACTATATTTGAACATTACTTCTTGTTCTGAACCCTTCTTAAATGTAATTTTGGCTCCTTCCGGATTAACCATAAATCTATGAAGGTTCTTACTACTAAGTGGATTGATTCCATTACTATCTATCATAATCCTGAATTGATTCATTAAGTAATATCCAAACCAAAACTTTTTACTTTTCAATCCCTGTAAATCTGCTATCTGTTTCTCGATCTGTCTATTCTTAGCTACAACTGCAGGCTGTAAATCTATATGGACACTCTTTGGATCCTTCCATCCAGCTATAACCTTCTGCTGATCTCCTGTGAACCCGAGAAAAGTGTCTACGTTATTATCGATAGGTTTCCAGACTACATCCTGTAATTTCCTGAGCATAGTCTTTCGATTACCGGGCAACTCACTCATGCTCCCCGGTACTCTATTTTCTACACTTTCTCTAGGCTTGTCAGTATAGATATCTTTCTTATCCATCTGTACGCCATTAATATCCTCAAAATAATTATCACTACTTGCAAATGTCTTAACTAGACTGTCACTAACTAATTTAATAGTATTCAGTTTAATTGTATTATCTTTACTTTTATTCTTAGCTGTACTTGCTGAACCAAGATCAATAGCAGCATGATGTTCTACCGTAACTGGATTACTCTCTAACTTCCCGGCCAAATCTAACATCATAAGTCCCAGACTTCGTTCGAAACTCTTTTGATTCGTGAGCTTACCAAGCATTGCCTGATCTTCCTTATTCATTCCCTTTGGAATCTCTACTTTTAGCCCAAGCACCTTGGCCATATTAGCTCCAGCACCTTCAGCTATCATATACAAAGGAGTACCAATCCCAGCCATAGCTTCAACTTCTTGGCCAGTTAGACTATGTTCCCACTCACCATACAGTATACCACTAATATCATGTTCATCATTGGTTAGAGTTTTCCTACCACTCGCAGCCATCCAACTAGCAAATGAGTTAGCCATAGCATAGTAATACTCATCTGGAGTACTCAGCTCTTTCCCATGTTTAACCATGAGATTATTAAAGCTGTATATTAAATCTTGTTTTCTTGGATCTGGATTAATATACTTTTCACCGGCCTTCTTGAACTCTTTGGTTAGCCTGGTAATCTCTCTATTCTTTTGGCTCTCATTGCTCAATACGCTCAATGGAGTCCCACTGAGAAAACTATCTTTCTTACTCACAGTATGCTTGAGAATCTCTACCATTGTGACAGTATATTCACGCCCAACACTAACCATCTTGTTTTTAATATTGTCGAACCAATTGATCTTTTTTCCTAATCCAAGTTTGCCAATAGCATATTCATTGATTCTTGATTCATAGTCACCATCACTCTCTCCTTTCTTTTGACCCAGTACAAGATGACCACTTTCATGAATATCTACGAAGTCATATAGTTCTTGCTCACTTTTAAATATATCTTCTGGGAGAGCCTTGGCCTTACTACCATCAGGTTGAACCCTTGGCTTGGTCCACCTCTTCTCTGTGTAATATTGCTTCCAAAGTTTTTTATTGGTTGAGATATAGATTTTATTACCAACTTTCTTAGCCACTATCTCTGTCTTACCATCATTTGCAATTATTGGTTCACTGGTTTTAATAACCTCTGGCTTAACAGGTTTAGCTGGCTCTACCACATCCTGTTCTTGAGCTTCTTCTGGTATTGTCTCCTGAATTGGGATATCTTCTTTAAGCCTTGCGCTATCGCCCTTGACGGGCTTCGCTACAGGCTTTGCTGAAGGTTTAGTGGTTGGTTTGGTTGATTTTCTTTTCGCTCTAACTTCTTCTGCTTGCGCTTCCTCTTTCCCTTTGACTTTTTCTTCTTTGACTTCGCCATCCTTCTTTATTTCTCCCTTGTCTAGCACTCCACTTTTAACTATTTCCTGACCCAACTCTTTGGCCATATCAATAGTTTCTACCCTACTCTCCTTCCCGGCTACTACCGCTTCGGCTAATCCATAAAACTCTTTGACCAATACAGCATCAGCATTGGTTCTCTCTACAAATGGCTTACTTCCGCTATGAATAGTAAAATAGTTATCATACCCTACTCCACTCTTCGTTTTAATGGCATCTGAGGGTACTTTGGTATGAATAGTGTAATCACCCATACCTTTCTTGATATAACTCTTTACGCCATCACCAGCAGTCTCAGCAGCTTCAGTGAACGCTTTAGCTTTAGCCTGCATGTGAGTATTGAATTTAGTGAAACCAGATGCAATCTTTCCAGTATCAAGTGTCCCGGTAATATAATCCTTAATACTGACGTTCTTAGTTCCAGTATCTGCAATTTCACTTGTAACCCTTTGCATCTCCTTTGTGCCATACTTCTCGATAGCGATGTTGACCGCATCGATAGCATCTACTTCAACTTTACTCAGCCCTTCAACCTTACTGGTATTTACCTGTTCTCCTGAACCAAGACTACTAAGCACTACTCCTAATTCTTTCTCAGTCCTATCTTTGATCTGGCTCAGTTCTTTACTGGCTGCAAATATTTCTTTAGCATTATCCTTAATAATCTGACTAGCACCAGTTCTAACTTGTTCAGCACCTTCACCAAATATCTCATCTGCATTCTGAACCACTGTCATCAGATCAACTACAGCTTGAGTCTTATTTCCCTTCTCTTTACCAGTAAGCACATTGAAACTAGTGTTAAGTATCTCTTGAGTCTTCGCTCCACCTAACCCTTTTGTAACTTTATATTGGATTGGTTTTTTAGCTGTAGGCTTTGGCTTAATATCTATGTCTTCAAGTATCTTTCCTATCTTGTTTTTTTGTTTATCGGTAATGTTTTTACTAGCAAACATTGTTTCAAGAGTGGTTCTAAGTTTAACAATATCTTCACTTGCTTTTGAAACATCTAATTCATTAGCTTTATCACTACCAATAATTGTAACTCTTTGTTGTATTAACTTGTCAATTTTGTTGATAACTTGATTTTCATTAGGAGCGCTAAATATCTTACGACCACCCTGCATAACTGTAGCCATACCACCAGCAGCCATCATCTCCTGAATACCACCAATATTAACGCCCTTCCAATCAACTTCACTAATATCTTGTTTAGAAGCAATTTCCTTACTAAATTCAGAACCAGCACCACTTATGAATTCACCTACAACAATGTCGAATCCTTTGGCTAGAAATTTAGTAGCAGGTTGTAATCCTTTCCTTACTCCAATCATAGCCTCAACAAGACCAGGAAACTTACCAGAGATAACTCCAGCCTCAATCTTTTCAAACATTCCCTGCATTGTTGACCAACCATCAATCACAGCTCTTTCTTTACTATCAGGATTTCTTTTATTAATTCTCTTGAACTGTTGAGTATTTTCATGAACATTACTATCGATCATACCAGCCATTGCAGGTACTGAAACATATGGAGAGGCGGCAAGTATAGCCATGAATGGTAGCGAATCACCAATTCTCTTACTCATATTACCGATATTTTTCACACCATAGACAAGTGCAGAAACAAATCCACCACTCTCGTAAGCTTGATCCATTCCCTGGTCAACTATAGTATCTTCAACTCTATTAACTATTTTATCCAATTCTTCATTAGATAAATCGATATCCTCATAAGAGACTATCTTTTCACTTAAATCTTCAGCATGTTCTGCTATTATCTGTATCTTAGGATCTTGCATTAATGCAAGCTGTTGTTTACTTCTATCGTTATGTGGAGTTGCAACAATATCTCTATATTTATCTATATCATCACTGGTAATCTTTTCCCTAAATCTCTTACCAGTTTCCATGCTAATATTACTACCACTAAGATTGTAATCACTTATCGACTCTTCAAGTGTCTCTGCTGATTTGTGTAGTATATTACCAACAAATGGTTTAGTAACTACTTCTGAGAATGTTTTAGCACCACCGGATACTATCCTAGCAACAAAGTTTAACACACCGTCATCTTTGCTCCAAGTTGTAGTAGCGACTTTATGTTTAGCATCCTCTATAGGCATCATCTTTTCAAGATTAAACCTATCAAGACCTTTAAGTTGACCGTAATTATAACTTCCATCACTGTTAACATGTACTTTTGGTTCACCAGTTTCGTCATCATAACCACTGTTAAACTCAGCATCAGTTCCAGCGAGTATTGTTTTCTTTCTTTTAACCTCAGCTTCGATTCTTCTTTCTTTGGAGTTGAATCTTGTATTTAGTCCAGCATTAATCCCAGGATCTCCAAGCACATCTGTGGCAATATTTCTACCACTATCGTCAAATACTTTAGCCAACGTTCTACCATATACATCAGTTCCTGACCTACGAACCCTAACTGAATCACCAATAACATTCTCAGAAATTTCCTTACTCACTTGACCAGCGGCAGCAATATCTTCAAGAGTAACATCGTTAACTGGCTTATCAAAAGCTCGTGAGAATGCAAGCTTTTGTGATCTAACAGCAAGTGGATTAAGGTCTTTCAATACGTCAACACTAGACTCGAATGTATTGACTCCTAACATTCTAATCTTTTCCTTATCTAATGTATGGAAAGTATCTGCGTCTGGTTGATACCCAACGTCAACTCTTTCTGTTACCCAGTCAAGGTAAGTATTTTTATCAGCAGACTTCTCTTCAATGGTTTTATTTTTTCGATCAGATAGCCCGCCAATGTTAAGAAAATCTTCACTCAGCATATTGGTTTCCTAGTAAATATTCTTGATAATTACTGTAATGTTTTTTTGTCTTTCTATTCGCTTTCTTGTCTTTATCAAATGCATCTTTATATGCTTTGATAATTTTAGGATCAACTCCAAAACCTACAACTTTACCAGCTTTAGTAACCATACCACCAGCGTCTATCAAATTTTGTCTGGCTGATTTGACAGATTCAGTAAGATCGTTAAGTTTAATAGTTTTAGATTCTTCTTTAACTGGTTCTGGCTTATCATTAACTATCGTATCAAGTTGAGCATTTACTTGATCTGTTAAATCTTTTGTAGCTTTAATAGATATTACACTTGGTATTTTACCACTCTTAACATCTCTATTGATATCACCAAGAGCGAGTGTCATTATCCTATTAGCTTGTTTATTGTTTATTCCAAAGGCAAAGTCCTTGCCAAACCAAGAATCTTTCCTTACTCCAATTCTCTTGACAGCATTGACAAGATGTGATGGATGTTCTTTAAATGTTGGATTACTTTCAATCTGTCCATTCATCCAGTCTTCTATACTTTTTGCTTCATTCCCAGAGGCATAGTTTTTACCAACTAAACTAGTAAACACTTCTCCAGGTTGATTCTTAGCAAGAAATGTATAATAACTTTTAGTATTATCATCAGCACTTTTGAGGGCAGATTTTGTTATTGCCACTCCTCTATCATTGAGTGCTTTACCAATGTCACTAAGTTGAGATTTTACAATACCAAGCCTAGACTTACTGCCAGTAAGTCTGTTTGTGATCAGATTTTCTTGATTAAGATTAACTTGATCGTCTTTCAACTTACCTCTGATATCTTTACTCATGTCGCCATATTGATCTCTTGCCGCAACAAGGTCTTGACGTATCTCAATAAGATCTTTATCTGACAGATTCTCAATACCTTTTTCTGTCATCTTAGCTGTAATATTCTCAAGTCCAGTAACAGTTTCACCAAACTTACCCATAAAGTCAGTATCTACAGCATTAACGTAAACTTCTGGAGCTACAGCAATGAATGTAGATTTTGGAACGCCATGTGAACTATTAACACCATCTTCAATTGCTTTTGATATAAAGTCATAGTCACTTTCACCGCTCACAGAACCAACCTCTAACTGTTCAATGAAATTATTTTTAGCAGTTATATTGTCAACGTCAATTGCTTGTTGTTTTGTGTTGGCTCCAATTCCACTAATGCCGATAATTTTATTAAACACATCTTCACCTTCTTTACCACCGATTGTAGTTCTGAGTTTATTCGCCCTACCGAGTGTGTCAACAGCAGAAGTGGTATCAGATGTTGGATCAATATTACTACTAAAGAATTTATTTACAGCATCGTCCACAAACGCTGTTCTAGTATCTTGTTTCTCTATCCTACCCTTCTCGAAATCAAATTTAGTTTTCTTAAATTTTTGATCCGTAATGTCTTTTTCTTCTTCATATTTAAACTTTTCATCGTATCTAGTTTTAGTAAGAATATCTTGCTCTTTTCCATATTCAACATTTTCACTAGCTAGAAGGGTAGCGTCTTTATTTTGAAAAGCTTTTGTTAAAGCAGCACTGTCATAGTCAATACCACTATCAATCAGATCATCAGCAACTTTCTTAGATTCTTCACGAGTGCTTGCTGCGTTAATTAGCGCAAGAACACTAGTTGTATTGTCTTCAGCTCTCTGTTTACCAGCGGCAGTAAACGCTGAACCAATACCACTAATTCCTTCTGTAATTTGCCTACTGGCTGACTCTGCTCCACGATTGTACGCAGCCATTGCACCACCATCACCAACGTTTCTCCACGTTGCAACGTATCTTCCAGCCATGATTGAACCTCAGTTATATCTAATTAAACAGTAGCTACTTTATCAAACAATTCTCTTGATCTTGCACTAGAACTACCACCTTTACGTCTACCTAATCTATCTTGTTCAAGGCTTGCATTAAGTGCTGCAGATTTCTTTTGCTCATCAAAATTAGCAAGTTGTAAATTCATCATATCTTTAAAATTACTTTTATTCTGAAAGTAATTAGCAATCCCCAGTCCAACTTGCCCAACACCGGCTAACCCTTGTAATCCTGAACCAATACCTTTCATATCAAGATCTCCAAAGAAACCTTGATTTTGAGCAGCAGGTTGTGCCATTTGAGTTGGGTCTTGGGTTAACCATGAAGCGTTTGTTCCACCGTATGAACCAGGATTTCCAATACCTAAATTTCCGTAAGTATCGTTTGCCATTTTTATCACCTTTATTGAATTAAGCCATTCCTGGCATCATATTATTCTCACTATAAAAACTATCAACATCATACAAACTAAAACCTATATTTGCAAACTCTTCAACTTTATTGAAATATGCTTCCGGATCTATTGGAGCTATGACTGTAACTGTATTTTCACCATACAATGCATTTAACACAGTATCTGAGTACTTACTGTAATCATTGCCACCATCTAACATTCTTAGTTCATTAATCTCTTCAATATAACTATCTTGTATCAGATTGAATTCATCTTTATTATCTTCAGACATAAATGTTGTAGCAACTTTAATAGCTTGGCTCATTATGTTCATTATCATACTTAACATTTGTGGTAATGTCATAGCTGATAAATTGGCCAAACTTAATGCACCGGAACTGTACGACCCATACAGTGCCATTATTACACTGGAGGCAATCGATAACCATGGATTTATTGAACTTAATATTTTAAATATAGTTGACGCTATGTAGTACATCATCGTTGCATACAATATTGCTTCAAATATTGCTACCTGAGTACCAACCAGTTGTGTGAAAAACGGAAGACAAGCTTGGCAATATATGGCAACAATAATGATAACGATAAACATAATCACCTTAACTATAACCATCCACCATGGAATGCTTACATACTCAACGTTGGCTACATATATACTCATATGCATACTACAAACCAAGGCATCGACCTTATCATGCATCTGCCCATCATCATAAATGTTCTCAACTATGCCGAACATAAATGGAACTGTAAGCTGGTTGGTATTATTGCTTTTAAGCTGCACATATCTGCTAAATTGAGGATATTCAGTGTCAGATACAAATACCTGTCCACCGATACCGTAAACAGTAATAGCATCTAATCCAGTTGGAAGTATTGCATAATAAGTAATCTCCCGGACATCTTCTTCTGGCTCAGGCGCTATCATCTTTATAGCACCCAAATGTTTCTCATATACAGTCTCTGGTATTAACTCATCAGTACTGGATACACTCCCATCAGGATTGTAGATAACACCAGGCCAGTCACTAATTCTAACTGCAGGTTTCAAGTGGTCCCAACCATCATCACCTGGAGGTATTTGCCTATGACTTCTTGTACCACCACCGTTCAACCATGCTTCAACTTCCCATTGCCTCATGGCAGTATAACCAGCAGGTCTTAAAAATTCACCACTACTAGAATGAAACTTACCAGTATCAGAATAATATATTGCACTCAACTCAGCGCTGGCATCAACCTCAGCCATTGTATAAAACGTATTAACTATGGACGAGAAATAAGTCTTGCATAAAGTATGTTCAGTATCAACTGTAATCGAGCTACATGGTTGAGCAAAGATAGTAGCACCTTCATCATCAGGAACGTCCACTAGAGTCTCTATACACTCTGTTTGGTTCTCGTCAGCACCAGCAGCCACAAAATACGTCAGCACCTCAGAGAAGAACGTATAGAGGTACTGACGACCAGCTTCACTCTCATCCCAAACCCTAACTCCAAAGTTTGAAAACACGTTGTCCATTTGATCTGGATCAGTAACTTCTGGTGACGACATAACCTCATCAATCATCACATCAGGTTTAATTCCAAATATCCTTAATAATTTCTTAATCTCATCTTCATCAAGATCTGACGCTGGATCATTAAAGTTAACGTTCCTAATTCTAACTGGAACCGCAGGGAAACACTCCGTGAACCCAACTTCCGACCCATAGAACATATCTGGCAAGTCGAGGTCTGGATATGTACCATCGTCAACATCGTAGAACCAAATACGATACATCCACTCTAATCCAACACAACTTTCACAACTTCCGATATAATATTGACCACTAGGTTTACTTGGAACATCTATCTCAAATATTTGTTGAATCGTTGTTGGGGTATCTCCACCTAGAACATATTCAACTCTTACATATGGAGTTCCACCCCACTCATAGTATGCTCCAACTATAGTACCGAAGATATAATCTACAGGATCTCTTGGATCTGGTAATTGAACAGTGTTCGAATTTAAACAACCCTCACTATAATCTGCAAAGTATATGAAATCAGATTGCACCTTATACAACGTACTAAGGCAATATATTATCCAATCAAAATCTGTAAGATTCCCAGCGTGTACATACCCGACAGACATTGGAACCCCAAATGTCGAGTCAATTATTGCTTGTATCTCACTAGTAACTTCTACATTAATATTTGTTTCTACAGCAGGATAGCCATAAGGATACTCATTATCCAGTCTTCTGTTAAATCTACGAAGATGTCCCATGTTCATGCCACTAATCATACGTCTTTTCATATGAACAGACTGATCTTCGTCGTGCAAGATGCCATACAGAATTGCATAGCTCATATCACCGGTATCGGGATATGCGAACAGTGGCTGGTTGTAGACTTCAAACGTTTTTATTATATCAGAAACTAAGCCCATAACCAGTCACCAGTAAAAATTACTTAACTTACAGTACCACCGCTTTCAACAGGTTCAGCAGCAGCCCTATCACTAGCACTATTTGTCAACGCATCGGTAAATCCTTCACCTTGACTAGCATCAACACTTGCAGCATCAACTGTAAGTTTACTCCAATTCTTCTTAGCGTTCCAAAAGAATCCTTTAGATTGTTCATCGTACAATGCAATTTGTTTACCAAGAACTGAGTCTGCATCTGCTACACCTGATTGAGTTTGAGCTTGCTCTGTGACTTTTTTCTGGGCAAGCAATTCTTTTTCAGCAGTAATTTTTTCAATCTGTTCTTGTGTTAAAGCAAGTTGTTCAACTTTCAGATCGATATCAGCTTCTTTAAGATTGGTATCTGCTTCTACATTTAACTTCTGAGAACCTTTAAGAGCAGTATCGGCTTCAACGTTCTCCTCCCTAACCTCTTCAGTTTCCTTCTGAGCTTCGGTAAGTCTAGTTTGGGCTTCAATGAGCAGTGTATTAGCCACCTCACTCAATATTTGCTTATCAAGCAAGTCAGCCTTCTTATCTGCCTCCTGTCTTGTCAGCACGTACTGTACAGCGTTCTGCATAGCAGCTTGCATAGCAGACAGATAAACTTTAGCATAATCAGAACCAGTAATCCTACCCAAATCAAATTGAGCACCTAACTGAATATTCACAGCTTCCATTAGGTCGTCAAACATACCATCACCGTGAACTGTATATCGTCCATCGGTACTAGTATTCAGTTTATCTGCTGATGTAATTTCTTCGGATAGGATTATCATTTCTAATCTATGCTCCCTCTGGCAGACTGATCTGCAGCAAGCTTTTTAAGCTGTGCTTTCGTGAGTGGTTTGAGTATTTCAATTGTAAATTCTTTAACAGTGAAACTAGTATTATGTTCTTGACCATTTTTAAGTTTAGTTTTCTTAAACTTCTGGCAATACTTAGCTCCCATAACGTCAAGAATAGCTTGTGGAACATGCCAACCTTCTTCATTGTCAAATGGAACCCATTTCTTCAGTGTGCCTGCAGCGCAAATAACACTAACAGTTTCACCTTGCCATTCTTTTTTCTTGCTATTATTACATCTGACAACTACTCGAATCAATTTACGTTGTTCGTCTCTAAGTCGTTTAGTTCTTTGAAGCTTAGTTTCAATCTTAGGCTTGATCTCAGTGGTAACCTTGTCGTCACCTTTAACAACTTCGTCAACCTTAACTATAACTTCACTTTCACCTTTACCAAGTTCTTCGTTAATCATTTCCTGCAATTTAAGTTCTCCTGTTGCATGATGGGGTGTCAGACCAAGACCTTTAGCTTCTTCCATCAATTCATCTCTTTTTGAATCCATTGTTTCCTCTATTGAATTAAAAGTAAACTCCCCAGGTTTCCCCGGGGAGTATTATCAAAAACTATCTACTAATTACTATTCTTCGATAGCAGTATAAATAAGACCAATCCATTCTGGACGCATGATCAGTGTACCGTACCAGAAAGAAAGAGAATAGAATCCTTTCTTACCATATGGATCGTTGTATGCATCAGCAGTTTCAACACCAGGCTTCTTATGAATGATACTAAACTTCACAGACTTACCTGAACTATGAAAACTAATGGTAGAGAAACTACCGGAACCAACAAACAGCATTGGTGCTACATCAAAATGGTCCGTACCTTCTACATCGGTAATCGCACAGTTTTGATCATTGGCTGCAGCAGCAGCTCCACCACCTTCCCAACGCATCATTTCGGGATTAACTATAAACCGAGTACGACCAATTGCACCTTCCTCACCAACTGCAACATTACCAGCCTGAGCGTAAGTTTCTACACTCTTCCATGCAGCGGCACTATGAAGATCTACCATACCTTCAAGAGTCTGAAGTAACTCTGATCCAACATAACAATACCGAGCAGCGTTAACTGTCTTGGTATCGATCATGCGAGAACCAGCGATAAGCTTAGTACTCTTTGGACACTTATTGTCGTCAAGAGTAATATTCATCTTCAGCAGATCTTTATAATCTACGATACAATCAGCAGCAGCGTTACCATCGATTGTTGCAATAGTAGTTACACCACCTGCAAACAGACTAATACCAGCAGCGCCAAGCAGATCAAGTTGAATATTATCTTCAACCAACTCATTAGCAGCAACCAAACTTTCAGTCATAATATGATCAAGAAGTTGATCGTCAGTATCAAACTGAATAGAATCTTTAGTATAAGTACTAAAGAAACCTTGCTCTACGATAGAACCCTCAATGGTAGTACGAGAATGTCCAATTCTATTGACCATGCCACCTTCTTCAGTGAGAGCCGGCAGACGTTTAGCAATAGTACCAACATCCTTAGATCCACCATACAGAGACATTCCACCCTGCATTGCAACCATCGTAGCGCCATCATAACCAGAAGTACCATAGGCAGTAGCTTTGTCGGCATAACCTGCAGCATTACCAGTCATAGTACCATCTGGAACCAAAAGATTATCTGCAGTAAATACGTGCCATTTACCCATAATCAGGGTAGCACCTGCAGCATCAAGTCCCTGGTCATTGATATTACGATCATCGAGAATTGGAATGTACTCATACTTCTTAATAGTCTTACCATGATGCTTAGGCATCACGCTAGTATCTGCCAACTGTTGAAACACCTGGCGATTACGAATAGCAATAAGACTCTTACGCTGCCACTTGAACAGGTTAAACTGCTCACCTTCTGGAACACCAACATCAACACTAGATTTCAGCCCATTGACCGGATCATTATAAATAGCCATAATATATTACCTTATTTTTTCCTTAGCTAACCGCTGCTAAAAACTCTTCATCACTCATACTATCGTAATTGTCTTCAGATTTCTTAACTTTTGGTTTGCTTTTACTTGGAGCAGCAGCTTTACGTTTCTTTTTACGTATAGCTTCCTGCTTTTTTTTAGCTTCAGTTTTAAGTGGATTCTTTTCAGCTTTCTTACTATCACTTTCCTGGCTATTATCGCCTTGGCTGAGAGTCCCATTCTTTGTAAGTACACTGACACCTTCTCGATAAGCTTCAATATTAGACATCCCGGTCATTCGACCAAGAGCTATTTCCTTATCAACAAAGCCTTGTACTTTATCAAACACACCATCTTGAATGTGTTGATCTATAATCGCAACGACCTCTGGATTTTCACTTATGATTTTACGACTATTGTTGTCCCATTGCTTACCCATAATATCGATAGATCTATCGTAACTTTCGTTACCTTTAATCGCATCAATAGCTTGAGTCAAGTCGAACTCAGAGTCACTAACTTCATAATTGTTTGGCTTATACTTATCGCCATCCGCAGTGTCGATATCAAGTGGATTTATCCCAGCATCTTTCACCAGCTTAGCAATAGCTTCCGGATTGTTTTTACTAAGGTCAATCAAGTTATTAATCTTCTCAACATCAAGAAGATCATTATCCTTCAAACTCTTAATAATTTTTAAATGTGGCTTCAGTCCAGCCATATGCTTCTGGAAACCAAGTCCCTTCTGCATTAATTGTCTGGCATCTGCTACATTATCAATCGAAACTTCTTTACCATTGGCCGTGAATGGCTCGAACATCTCCTTATGAACAGCTTCAAAGTCTATTGGATCATCGGCACCATCGGTTTCACTATCCCCATCAGGATCGTCTGTGTCTTCGGCTGCATCATCCTCACCTTCTTTACCGTTATCATCATCATCACTATCATCATCATCGATATCGGTATCACTATCCTCATCTGCTTCATCTTCGTTTTCATCTGATTGGTTATCATCGAGAGTGTCCTCTTCCGGATCAACATCATTTTCATTCGAAGTATCTACAGGTTCATCTTCCATATTATCACTATCAACAACTGGTTCACTTATAAGTGTATCAGCTTCTGTAGCGTTAATAAACTCTTCATCACTCAATGTTTCAAGGTTATCAATACCCATTAATTAACCTCCGTATCTGTACGATCCATTTCCTCTTTAGCGTCAATGAGATACTGTTCCATCTCTTCACCTTCAAGGATTTTGAATCTTAACCACTGTTGGAAATAAGCTATTCCGTACATCATCTTCTGAAACTTTAACTTAACGTCATCACCAAGTTCATCATCAGCCATCAGAGCAACCAACCTAACCGACTCCTGTTCGAAGTATCTTTTACCAACAACTTCTGTAAACAATGGAATCTCGACAAGCTTAGCAACCTTATTCTTAAGATCGATAACTGTTTCAGCTTCTTCTACAGTAATACGAATTTCGTCCATTTCGTTCATTTTCATTAACTACTAACTCCCAGTTTAATTAGTTTGTGATTGTTGAGTACTTTGCTCATCTTTAACCATTGAGTCTACTACCCTATCTATATTCTTATTCTTCTGCTTATTATCTTCTTCTTCCATATTCCTGACATGGTTCGTACCGCTTTCCTGTTCCACAAACTTAAGATCTTCGTTATCACTTTCACTTTCAAGCTTCCTAGTCTTAGCATTCTTAAGATCTATATCTGCAACATTTTCCTGACCTTTAGCTTGCTCATTATACACTTGCGCCTCAAGTAATGCAATTTCCAACTCACCTTTCTTTTGAGCTATAGGATCTGGTTGTGGTTGATACTCTGATATTCTCTTACTCAATTCTGGTTGTTTTTTCAACCTTGCAATATCTGCCAGGATAATTTGTTTAAACTCAAACGGCATTGTATTGCCTGCAGTCTGCAACATAAATTCTAACCCAGCAGCTTTTTCATTATCAGCTTCCGGGGTACTAATACTAAGAGTTACATCAAACTCACCAGCTAAATCATCCCTACTAATTGCAACAAACTCTTCATCGGTAATCCGGATAATCTCTTCATCACTCAAAAACTCTTGGTTCATGCTAATAATTTTCCGACCAATCTGAACTATACCATTAGCTAACCTTCTCAATATACCTAGTTCACGCTTCGCTGTAGCGTCGGTAGCAAGTCTTGCACCTCCAACACTATTACCAAGAGAATTGCCGCTAATACCATCGTTAAACGCTTTTATACCAGTCAAACTATCAGCTTCATTGTTCTGCATTCCAATGATTTCCATAGCACTTCTTGGAATCTCTGGATACGTACCCATGTGAAATGCTTGCTTTGGATCAACGTTAGCATTAAAACGATAATCCTCACCCCTCTCATACTTTCTTTTATTCACTGGATCAAGAGCATCCTTCCTACTACCAACTTGACCATTGGCACTCCTACCCATTATATCCAACATACCCCTGGTAACAGCACCAATAACCTTCTGATTATCTTCTATTAATGCACCGTCAGGCTCACCGTAAACTTTCTTTCTTTTCGGCAATAATTGAACCAAAACAAAAGGAAGTTTACCGTCACTGAATGGACTCTCTTCCATCCTGATAACTGTACTACCAACCCATGCTGCAACTATAGGTTTAGTTTCACCGTTCCCATCAATGTCCCAGTAACCAAAGTATCGATACATTACGAACTTCTTCCTAGCTTCATCTTTAAACTCAAAACTACTATCGTCTTGAGAGTTAAATTCAGCATCACTCAAACTATCAGAAGTATCTATTACTATGTCATCAATATTCTTATATCTACCATCTTTCCTAAGAGCACTCTTACTTGTCTCTGAACTCCTGATAACAAACTCAGCCCTATCAATATCTCCTTCACAGGTTGGATCAATAATCGTATTGTTATAATCACAAACCTCTAATGTAGGTTGATTCTTAACAAACACAACCTTACGTTCAATATTAACTCCAATCTGAACTTGCTGACCAGTTTGTGGATCAATTCCAATCTCAGGAACTTCCACATCCATTTCCTTCTCTTCGCTCTCCCAACCCAATTCAACTACAACTGTACCTTCATCTGTGGGAGCCCTGACATATTCGTCAATAAATCTAACTTTATTGATCTGATGATTGAATTGATAATTCAGAACCTGTGCATTTTGTATAGCACTTTGTTTATCTTCGAATGTATTTGGAGCAACGTTAAACAAATCGGTAGTACTGAGAAATGGTTCACTTAAACCAGGATATCTCCACTCAGCTTGTTTTCTAATAACCTTTGGAACTATCTTACTACGACCAACTTTTGTTTTAACTATTTGCTCACCATTATACGCTTTAAGCCAATTATCAACATCAGTTGTATGTGAGTTATGAGCACTTTGTGCTTCTTCCAAATCTGCTTTTAAATCTTCAAGCGTTGGCTCATTGTCCCACTTAGTAAACTTAACTGATCCCATAACTAACCCTCCTCTTGAGGCGTGTCAAACATATCTATAACGGTAATATTAAATACAATATCAGCATTGTTATCCGTAACTGTGAAAACAATATCAGCCTCTCCACTTACAAACTCTATAACATTACTGTTTAAATCACTCATGATATACTAACTCTCTGCTTTACAAATACCTTCCCAGACCCAACAACATAACCATTACCACTATTAACTAATCTAAAACTAAAATGATACCACCTGTTATTTAGCAATCTACTAGTATCTTTTCCAGAAACAAACATAGAACCTATACCATCCTGACTATCACCATCACTAGGCAGAACGATACTAACCTGCATATTATTAACAGCCCTGTCAGCGTCATTCTTATTAAGTTTAACACTAAACACCAATGTCATACCTGAAATATCTATAACACTTCCATCCAACTTCTTAACTGAAAATCCATAATTCAATGTATCTCCAGCAAAGAAAGAGCAGAGATCTTTAACGTTAGCACAGTCCATATTAATTACCTATACCCTTTATACTCTTGTGAGAAATGGTTTGCATCGTTCTCAATCATTGGAGCTCCACCCATAAGCTCCCAGTAGTCATGCAACACTATCCACATAGGATGGTCTGAATTAATAATCCATTCTCCATCAATAAATAAATTCAAGTCATTTGCTAATTTAATTTTATGAACACTATGTGCAGCAGAGTATCCAATCTTCTCACCCCACTCACCATTTGTTCTCCGATCCCTATACGCATCACCTTGTCTAAACCTACACCCAAGGCTCTCACCATATATAACTAAGCGAGCGAGCATTGACACCTGTTTCTCTTGCATCTCACCAAGGCTCATACATACACCAAATATCTACATCCAAAGTTTATATACTTTTCTGTCAGCAGCATGAAAAAACTCTCTACTGTGTGGATCGAAAAGTTTAATAGTTCCATCCTCAAATGCTATAACCAATAAAGCATGTGGATTTCTATTCTTCCACTTAACAACTATAGCTCCAACAGCATGAGTCTGTAGGAATGACATTGCTCTAATAGCTATCTTATTACAATCCCATTGTTTAGTCCATGTTCTTGTTTTTGGACAATGCCTTAATACCCAATTCATACTTGGAACAAGAATATACTCTTTATCCAATAAATAAGCAGTATAACCACCAAACGACAGTAAAAGTTTCCTCTTTAACGCTGCCCTTGTAATGGTTATAGGCTTTTTACGTTTAAACCAACTAAACATCAGTCGTTATCTGGAATTTTGAGTGCAATTCTAGCCGCCTTAACCAACGGAAGAAGTGTAGCATCATCAACTTTAGTATCGCTATCTGCAACAAAATCCTCGACAAGATCAAACAATTTGTCACCATACTTCTTAATATTTTCTTCGTTAATCATCTCTTCAATCATGCCTAAGATCATTGGTAGAGCCATTTTCAGTAGCATTGCTTTCATTTGTTTCTCCATGATTTAAACCATCTTAATAATTTAGACACAGGCATCATTACCTTTATCTGTTTTTTCTCAACAGGTCCATACGACTCTTCAAATACGGGATTATCCCGAATATCGTCGTACCCACGAACATGGTGGAAGCCACCATCTTTCCTGCCTTTCTTTTCACGCACTTGTATAACCTCTTATTGGCAACCATAAATGGAATACCTTTGTCGTATGCTTTGTCGTGACGCTTGCAGCAATGTCCCCAGTTACCATCTGGCCACCATGAACACCAATCTTTAATCTTTTTTTTCTTTAATAACCTGAATAAGCCCATCAATAATACCCTTATAAGTATCAGCAGCTTTTATAGATAATCTCATAAATATCCAACATACAACACCAAGTGCAAGTAGGTATGGCCAGTTAAGTAACTTCTCTACTACTTCCTCGGTCAACCATTCCATCAGTTTTCTATCTGATTGGTGCTACCATAATCGGTAGTGACTGGAGAAGTAGTTGTGGATGGCTGATAGTTGTAACTATCACTTGGAGTAACCGTATAAGTATATGGCGCAGTATTAGTTTCCACCGGATTGGATTCATTGGTAGTACTTATGACATTATCAGAGTCCTTGTCGTTGTAACTATCTTCGGTCTTGTTTGATGTATTGCGAGATTCATTCTCATTGGTTACATAAGTCTCAGAGAACCCACTGGATGTATAAGCATCTCCAGCTTCTTTCAGCGCAGTATCTAGTACCCCGGCACCAAGCCATGCAAAACCAAAGTTAACAACTGAACCACCTAAACCTTTAATCGTTTCGTTCTTTGCTCTAACTTCTGCAATCTGAGAGTCGTATACATTTGTCTGGCCACAAGGATCATGTCCTGTTAGTAACAACATTGTTTCACTTTGTTGTTGAGCCATGACAGCAAACGCCCTATGCTCTTTTGGAACCAGTGAGAGATCTATCTGTCTACTCTTCCTACAATCTACAGCAGCTTGAGCTTGTAACCCTGCGATATTAACATCGTGATTAGTAATGTCTTTAGCTCCACAACCAGCCAGCACAAATATAACAGTAATCCAACATCCAATAGTAATAGCTTTTTGCATATCAACACTCCTTGTTTATTTGAATCTTTGTTAAGCATTCTTGCATAGAATCAATCTTATCAAATACGATTTCGAGTTGTTTTTCTATACCTTCTAAAGCATTACTAACGTTGTCATCAATATGGTCGTGCTGTTCCTTGTTCTGTGACATCCACATATCGAAACGTTCCTGCCAAAGCTCCTGCTTAGATTCGCAATGCTTTAATGGTGTGACTTTCTCTCCAAGCTTCTCAATAGCATTAAGAATTTTTTGATCCATAATGTCACACTCACTAACCATTTTATCTTTAAGTTTTGAGATATCGTCAGCATTCCTATTAGCTTTATTTTTCAAGAACAAGAACCCGCCACCACCAAGAGCAGACACAACACCAAGTGTCCACTCTACTACTACTTCTGGGATATCCACAATTATCTCCTATTTGCCAAACTCTGTTCTCGACCCAATCGTATCTCTTTCCACATGTGCGTCAATAAATATCGCAAGAATATCATCCCCGCCAGTATCATCTGTTCTAGCTACCTTAAACTGTACTGTAGCAGAAATACTAGCTCCTGTCATATCAACATTAACAAGCGATGTTATTTGGTCAAGCGTTGTATGTCCGTTGAACGTGAACACGTTGTTGGTGTTAGTACTTACAACCGTAGTCGTCCACGCTATAGTCTTCTCAGCACCATTATTTTGTATCCGATGTTTAACAGTAAACTCAAGATCATCTGTCGAGATTTGCTCCCAGTGGATATGTAGCCTCATCTCACCGTCAGTCTTAGCTGCATGTGGGTATTGGTAGTTAAAGATCAACGTATCTGCACTGTTGGTGATATCGCCGTCATCTTGCATAATGATGGCGTTCTCGTCAAAGTCATACTGCAACCTACCTGTGGTTGAATCCAACCTACGAGCAACCAGAGAACCAACAATATCATCCCATGTAGTAGCATCACCATTGAACTTCAACGTTCCGTCAGCTTCTATTTGGGTATTATTGGCTGCCGTACCAGTAACACTTGTTGGCACAGAGCCGCCTGTCGCCATTACTTCTTGAACACTCTTCATTATACCCTCACAAGTATAGACTTATTTGTTACATTCACATCACCATTCTCTGCTGTAACATAAAGTTTAAATCCGTCAGCCAAGGCAGCAGCCCCATTATACACATGAAATACTATCCTAGCAGGGATATTAACACCATTCCTTACAATCTCACATATGATCGTTGATACAGGAATTTCATTCAGCCCATCTCCACCAACATCAATTACCAGTTCGAACTTCATCCTAGTGTTGGCACTTGGGGCATTTCGAACACATCCTAAGATTATGTCAATTTTTGTATCGAGTATACTATCTTTAACAACGCTGTTAACACTGTCCCACAGGTCAGTGCCCCCATTCCGATATTCATAACCTAGTTTATCATTTGTGTACAAGGTACGAACCCCAGAAGATAGAGTAGCCAATGTGCCTGTATCAACGCAGTCATGTATACTAGATTGTATAGGAACTATCTGTTCCTCAAAGACGCTCTGAACACTCTTCATCATGCTTCCTCATCAAATATTAGCTTACCACTAACTTCATCATAGAGTACTTCTCCAGACTCAGCATCTATCAGAGCCTCGTACTCAAAGCATCCCTTCTTGTACAGGAAATATTCAACCTCAGATGCTTCAGCCGCTGTTCTGGGGTTTTTGTAGAACAACATCCCTGTATTGGCACAAAACCACCTTTGTTTATCGAAGTTGATAACCCCATCAGACAAAAACTCCGCCTGTGTCTTAGGTACCCCATGATTACTAACATCCATGAAATACAAAGCATCAGCAGTATTCTCTGCATCCTGTAGGCTCTGGGCTACCTGAGAGTCATCCCAGAAGTTTGTAATGTCAGACACTGTTGCGTCGTTCCCGTTGCCTGAAGAGTCGATCAGAGTATCTCCTGACCCTTCATCGCATTTGTAGAAAGCTAATACTGTCATTGTATTATCCCCGTACCTATAAAAGTATTTCCCGTTCTTATAAACATTGACCCTGTATTCCTATTGGCATAGTCATAGCTCACTGTGTTTGATTCTGTGGATTCATTAAAATAATCGTCTACCGCTGTGACAGTGAAGGAGAACTCTGTTATTGCATCATACCCATCAGCCCCCTCATCTCCTGCTCTCCAATCAGCGACAAAGTTTCCTGTTGATCCATAAACGTATGAAGTATCTGTTGTACGTACTGTTGGGTATCCGTTTAGATTAATTAAATAAGTAACATCTGTTTCTGTGTCTGTAGATCCTGTCCAGGTAAGTGCTATTGTAGACTCGGTAACTGTACCAAGCGCAAGATTACTCGGTGTTGTTGGAACTGTCGTGTCCAGTGCTCCGGAACCATCAGCTACAGAAAACACATGAATAATCCCTGCCTCCCCAACTAACCTCTCATTTACATATAGGAGGTGATTTGTCTCATCGTAGGCAAGTCCACCTGAGTTTTTAGGGTTACCATCAACATGATATGGCTCGTCGTACGCATATTTCGCCCAATTATAATAACCATATGGTTGAACCTCATACGATTCAATTGTACCATCAAGAGAGTCGGCTAGATCATCTGGATCGTATAAAAGAAAAGCAAAAGCATAAGGCTCGTTATTATAACCTTTCCCTCCAGTACCCTCTGGGTGTGGCGTCCCATAGTACCATCCAGTAGGGTTTTGAGTCCAATCACTCGTAAGGGTATCGTTTGGGGATCGCCATCTACCGAAATAAAGACCATTAGCAATAACAGAAGCGTTACCAGTGGAATCCTCAATCCACTTCAAGTTTCCTGGTTGATTAGCATACCCATAGTTATCCATACTAGTTATCCCATCAGTATACTCAACTATAGTTGTTGGAACGAAGTCTGTACCATCAACAGGTGGGTTTTCTGTAGGTCCCCATGGATCTATAGCATACAGAGAAACACCATGAGAGCCCCCTCCAGCGAACCGGTTACCACCTACAATTACTGTTTTACCACCAGTATTGGTATCGGCCCATGCCTGCGGAACTGTAAATGCATACTGACCGACAGCACCGACGTATTCTCCTGTTACTTGAAACCATCCAGAGTGGTCAAGAGTTGTAGCGAAATCCAAACTAAAACTCGTGAGCACTTCGTCCCAGTTGCTTGTATTGTCAGTATTATAATTCTTATGGGTTACACCAAATATCCTATTTCCCCCTGATGATGGCAGTATAATAGCATTACCCATACCTATATTAGTATTACCACTAACAACATCTTGCAAATCCCCGTTAGACATATCGGTAATTGCTTGGAGAATTGACGAACTTGATAGGCTGGATTTATCACCAACGACAGGTGCAGGGATATCTATTTCTCCGATAGTTGGGCAACCAATTTTAGCAGAAACAATAAGAGATCCTGTATATCCATCTGCTGCTCCACCACTATCTCCATCAGGATTAAACAATATAAAGCCCTGTATTCCGTTCCATTGGTAACACACATTACTTTCAACGCTTGAAGGCATCTTAAAAGCTCCGAGATACGTCAAATCTGTATGTGGGACTAACCTAGCAGCAATGGAAATACTTGGAGCAAGTAGGACAATAAGTACAAGTACTATTCTTTCCATAATATATACCTTCTCTCTTGCAGTTGTGGGTATGTGTTAGCTAATAAATTGTCACCTCTCCATGTTCCACTAGATTGGTCAGTATCAGCAGAATTGTTAGTGCCATACATATCTATAAAATTAACACCATCAACAGTTTGTCCACCAGCGCCATCATCTAACGCAACTACAACAGCTTGGCCACTAGTGATAGTGATTGGTGAGGAGAACATAAACTTAACATCGGTTGCAGATCCACCAGTGAACGTTGAGCCAGAGACAAGCTCAGACTCTACAACCTTAGAGAGTAGATTGTTACCGTCCATATTATATATAATGGCCTTATAGTTGTTGCCAGAGATATCCCCTCCTGCCTCGCCTAACGAAAATGTTACCCCACATATATCTGTTGCAGTCGTTGTATCCCAACTAAATCCTTTATATAGGCTTCCAATATACCTAGTAAATTCCCATGAACCAGAGACATCGACGTATTCAGAAAAGTTAGTTTCACAAGTAGCACCAGCAGAACTAACTTTCTGCTCCGAAATAAGCCACCATGCTGAAGAATTAACTGGTACTAACAGTAAAGCTAATATTAATAAATAGTTCATCGTATTGTCCCCGTACTTATAAAGGTTGAACCTGTACCTATAAACATTGAACCACTATTAGATGGATAAGTAGCACTTAATGTTCCCGCCTCGATAGCAAGGTACGTCATTGGCTTTTGAGATTGCGTTGCCTGGCCTTTGAGATAACCACCTGTAGAATAGTTATCTAGGCTCTTTATTCGTTGAGTAGTAGCTATAGTTACATAATCTTGAGCCCCGGATATAGCCTGATACATCATCTGATCTTTGAATAGGGATCTTGCTATATTGAGCCATGCGATGTCCTGATCGCCAAACTCATAAACCATGGCAAATAAGTCAGCACACGAATTAGTGTAGAGCAATGAGGTAAGTGTAGACTGTCCGTTGTCTACCCACTTCGTACCAATTTTCCAGTCAGGATATACCGTGTACGGGAGGTATTTATTACTACCATTTACCGTACCCATATCTCCAACGTCCCAGTTGGTGAATAGAGAATCACGCATCCAAGTAGCTTTGCGTATCATGTAAGCCATAACCTCTGCCGCTTCCGTGGTCTTACTTGCGTCTTTTAAACTCAAGTATAATAGCGTTAATCCTTTAATCTGCAGGACTTCGTAGAATACGTGAGCATCACAAACACCTTTGACATCTAAGGTCTGATCACAACTATTTTGGGGACTGGTGTAGTGCATATACCCTTGAGGAACTGTGTCTATCTTGTGCTCAAGATTGGTTATTACTGATTGATCAAATATGTCATATGCAAGATCAAGGTAATGCTCAGTACCGAGCACTTGATATAAGCCAACAACCTGTTCTATTATGCGGGACACCTGACGTGTCTCTTCAGTGTCCCAACATCCGTTATCATCAGTACAGTCTTTGTCTCCACCCCAAGCAACACCGGTGCCAGCAAAGTTATTATCATAATGCGTAGCCATTACATCAATAACACCCTTATAGTATTCATTACCTGTTAGGAGGTACTGTAATAAGATACCCCTTGTCCACGAATGCGAGCCGTAAGCAGGATCGTTGAAACTATTATTGGTTCTCGCAAACCCATTAGTTAGTCTCGCATTACCTGTTTCGTATCTATGACCTCCAGCGTACCATGACTCTGGTGCCGAGGAACCGTGGGCAATATCCAAGGCGTTATCATCATGTACTATTGCATGATTTGCCCTACCTCTTGCCATTTGTTCCCCGTATTCGATCATTACTGGATTGCTGAAGCGAAGACCGTTAATCAATGAGATGTAATCCCAGCTATAATGAAGAGAAGGAAATCCAGATGTTCCGGTAAGAGGAAAATCACCAAAGACATACATTCCGTATGAACTCATCCATTCTCCAGAGAATATATTTGTTCCATTGGTAGCCCACTGGACAGTCATATTCTCTCTGTAATAATCGAAATCCCTATTAATCCCTGTGTTACCGAGAGCGCTATTATACTTAGCCTCAATAGATGTGTTCCAACCATCTATAGCGTCATCAAGTGATTCACCAGTAGGAAATGTATAATTTGTGGTGATATCAACAGGTGCAATTACATCAATGAAGTTCGTGGTAGCAAGATAATCTGCTGAGGTCATCAGCAACAGCCTATCACGCAGCGCAGCAAGTTCGTCAGTGAAAGTGGTATCTGAACCATGGAAGTTATAGATAATCTCGTGAGACTCGTGGAATCCTCCACGTACAGTATGGTCTGTTGCTGTATCTGGCCATAGGTAGAAGTCCATGACGTTGTCAGTTACCGATACACCTTTAGGCCAATTCTGCCAGAACCATCTTCCTGCTACCATCAGCCCCTTAGAACTATCTCTCACATCTACATGGCCGTCAAACTGTTGGCCGGTATCTACAGAGCCACTATCCTTATCAACATTGTATGAGAAGTTAGTTGAGGATATCTGGTCGGTATCAGTGTATCCCTGCACCAGTTCATAAGTCGCTGTAGTGTAGGTGTCAGAATACGAACCAAACTCCACTGTCTTGCTGGAATCCAGTACTAATGTTGTTGTAAAACTTCCGTAATCGATATCCACGTTATGAGCCACTTCTGGCGAATCTCCCCTTACATAACCGAAGTTCTCTGACATCATCGTATAGAATAGTTTAACATAAGCCTTGTCCTTGTAGGCTATTATCCTGATATCATATTCAACTGGACTAGGTGTCTCCGTATCGGTAACAGGTGGTGTTAGAGCATTATTGCTTGAGTCCTCATACTCACCACGTACATGAATAACACAGCGCAAAGGCCCGTTCTCTTCGATCTCAACAACTGAAGGGGTAGCGTTTGAGGACGAGTAAACTGTGCTGCCAGCATAAAGATTGATCCCATCTGTGGCAGTTGTTGAAACAAGTTGAGTATCTGCATCACCGTTCCCAGTAGTGTCAACTTGGACATCGTCAAATAAGTTAAAACCACCTGTGTTCTTAATCTTGAAAACTAGTGGCCCTGTGTCAACCGTGATATGTGTAGCATCAGAACTGGCTAGAGTTCCGCTTGCTGTTCCTGAACCTGTGTCTTTTAAGTGAAGTTCTTTTGAACCATCAGCAGTGACAGACTCCTGAGTATCAACCAAGACCATCTGAATTGGTGCGGAAGTATCACTTGGCGTTCCGTCATATCTTGCAAGTACACGGAATTGGGCATCCTGTTCTACCGATGTATCGAATATACCCAGGGTGTCCACATCAATAATATCATCTGACCTTGGTATTGGAACGCCATAACTCACATGTCCATCTGTTCTTGCTACTGTTGAGTTATCGTTAACAGTTAACGTGACATCAAGAGCGTAACAGTCGAAAGGAAGTAAGAGTAAAACTACTATCAGTAACCGTCTCAGCATCTTATTACTCCGTGGGATATATCTTAAAGTTTACGGTATTAGCGGTAGAATGTGAAACTCTGGTTTTATCCGCTCGCCAAGTTCCACTGCCTAAGTTTGTTGATTCTGCGAAATAAAATACTGCAACATTAGGATTATACGTTGCTTGAGTTGTGGTGGTTATTACGATAATATCTCCATTTGTTATCGTTACAGGTGTAGTGAATTCAAAAGGATGCCAAGTTGAAGTTTCTGTAAACACGTCACCATCAACCAAATCAGACGCTCCTTTCAATGTTCCTAGTGCTGTTCCGTCAGGAGAATAAACCTCTACTTTGTAGAACAGGGTGCTAGGATCTCCAAGATTGATCTTGGAGTATACTTCTACGTTACAAATTTCAATATCAGCACCGACCCATAATCCACCTATGTAAGTCCTGTTATCACCATCAATCGACTTATTACTGGACGTTCCTTCTGTAGGTGTAATGGATGCTGTAGAAGAACATCCACCACCAGCAACAACAACCTCCTGATAATGAACCACACCCCACCCACACGCTTGTACGGGAATTAAAAGGAGTGCTAGTAGTATCAGAGTTCTCATTAATTGTTCACCAGATCCAAAACCAGTGTACAAACTGTGGCAGTAGTACCAGCAGTCTGAATATCAACATGAACCCAGCTACCAGCAGCAACAGCAGTGAAGGCCGATATATCCACCGTATCGGTCGTTGCGGCAGCATCGTGAGCAATTGTACCCAACGAACCGAACGCACCGCCAAGCGTCGCTGAGTATTGTAGATCGTATACAAGAACTGCCTCAGCCCCGTCACACCAGGAATATGCATTAACCCATGTTGAGCCTGTTGGAATCCTGAGATTCTTCCCAGTCTCTGTTGCACTCACATCGGAGTATGCAAATTCAATTGTGTTCACATCACCATTCTCAGAGGCAACGGTAACTCCGATATCAGCATCCTTTAGAATAGTCGCATCCACTGGTTCAAAGATACTATCAAGGTGTGTCTTGTAGCTTACTCCAGTATCCCACATTAGGTTGCCTTCATCGGCAGCGAGGTTGATTCCGACACTATTAAGTGTCTTATTGATTAACGTCTGAGTAGCTGTAAGCCCAACAACCTGCTCCTCAATTCCAGCAGGGTCGTAAGTAGCTGCAGACATATCTCCACCAGCACTTGCGAAGTCAGATACCAACGCTTTCTTTAGATTTCCAGCGTCACTGGTATCTCCAATAATAACATAATCTGTACTCACAGCAGTTACTGTATCTTGTCCAGAGATAGCAACACTTTCAAGTGTTAATGCACCTGATCCAGAGACATCACCAGTATGAGTGGCATTAGTAATCAGTGCGTCCCATCCAGCAATATCAGCAGTTGAAATTCCAAAAGCATCAGAGGATGTCCATATTGGATCAGCTTCAGTATTCCAGTTACTTATGTCTGCCGAACTGATTCCAAAGCTATCAAGTCCATAAAGTTCAGCGAAGTTCTCGTCAATCTGTAGATAAGTAGGAGCTTCACCCAGATCACCTACAACACCCCAATACGTACCAAAGCCGTGATTGATGCTCTGCTGTACTGCAAAAGATGATACAGGAAGAACCATAATCATCATTAAAATAAGTAATCTCTTCATCATACCATCTCCAAGTTGTCTGTCATTTCAAGATCGTCTGTCATTTCTAAGCCAGTACTCGTTAGCGTACCCGTAACTTCAATATTTCTAATAGTTCCGGCTGTCATTGTAATTTTATTATTTGAGATATCCAATGTTGCAGTACACGTACCATCATAAGTAATGGCACCATCAGCAGGGACATCAAAAGGTAAAAGTATTTCTTCAGTACCATCACTTGTTCCTAGAGGAGTTTCTTCTGGCGCATAACTGGTTTCACAATCATTCCATGTTCCACCTTTATGAAACTCAGAGAATCCTGCCACAGCGTATGGATACATAGTAGCATCAGCAGCTTTCTCCCACCAGCCACCCACAGCATTGCCATGGTAACTGTCCTGTCTACCTGCCCACATGTCAGCGATGACACCTGTCCAAGTTATGAAATTAGTACCTGTATCGTCCCATGAAAACTCAGAGTCATTACCTTCTGCTATTCTGTAGTGAATATCTTGAGTGTTATCCTGTAGTGTTAAGTCATAAAACTTGCCATCCATATTCTGAGTAGTTTTATAGCTTCCAACTAGTTCGACGATAAAATCATCTACTGCTATCGTATTACTTCCAACTAAAACACCATCTACATATATAGATCCGACAGTACCAACCCTCTCAAATTTAAACTCAAACTCAGTTAAAGGGAATGGTGGAGAGGCAGTGATTACTACCTGTGTCAGGGAGTTCACATGTACGTAGAGTCTGTCTACATCTCTAAACTTAAGTCCGCACTTACCATCCACTGTCCCTGTAATGGCAGAATCAACATCAACATTTAAGTTAACACCACATGTAATACTACAATCACCAACCAAAGTAGTAGCAGTATCAAGCGTACCATACTCATTGGTACCATCTAGAGTGATGCAATTAGACTGAGACATCGTGAAGTCTTCAGCGTCAGTCCTCTTCCAGCTATCTAGCTTCTCAGTATCATCACTGTTACCTTTGAGCCATATAAGTAATTCATCGGAAACTGGAGGCACTAACACACCGCCATAGATTGGCAACCCGAATGGGTTACCAATTACAGGAGCTATAACTCTAAGTATTACAGGGTGAATAACTCCCATAGTAAACCTCTATGTTAAAATTACTTCACGTTTTCTATCTGGAAGTTTACGATGATACAACCTAACCCCTGTACCAACTGCAGTAATTCTAAGTCTAATCGGAGCAAAAATACCCTTAGCGGTATTGTCTGAATTAAGATTAGCAGTTTCACCACCATCTTTATACTCAAACCAAGTATCTTTATCATTTCCCATTTGCTCAACTGTAACTGACCCGGTTGGATCAGTCATAGCAATTGTAATACCATTTCCGTCAGGGCTTAGGAATTTTACCCCACCTGTCTCTTCTATCCACATAACGCCCTCTCTGCGGGTTAATTAAATTAATGCCAGCCTGTACTATAATCGTAGGCTAAAATGTCTTCAACGGTCTTACTAGGATCACTGTAAAGAGCTTCAAGATTCATTTTATGAGCAGATTCTGTAGTAAAGTTATCAGAACCACGTTTAAAGAATTCTGTAGCAAATGTAATAAAGGTAGCGTTAGTGTGGCTAGCAACTCCACCACGAACTTTCCAACACCCTTCATACCACTGTACCCCTCAACGTAAGTATCGCATCCTCAGGAGGCTCTACAGAGCAAACATTTTGAGTAGCCTGTATATTTGACTCATCGGAAACATAATCATACCCATTGTACGAAAAGTCTTTTAAGTTCTCTTCATGCTTTTTATTGTTAATATCAGCAAGAGTATCAACGTAGGCTTTATCTTTCTCATCATTAGTTATAATTAAATCAACCTCAGATTGTGACTTAGCTGTTAAGATTCCATTTGGTGCTGTATAGCACCGGATATCTTTATTATACTCCTGTGGTAATACATCACAAGCTTGGTCGGTACAGGTGCCAGTAAGCTCCTCTGTCCCATCCTCAGCACCACGACCATGTCCGGTTACTGTCCAATCTGATAAATATGCAAAATTCATTTTATCTCCTTATCGCTTCATTGTTACTGAGTTAATAGTTATCTGCCCACCGCTTAAACCTGCAAGTTTAAAGTATATTCCAGAGTCGTATGGAACAAGGTCTTTTGGCTCTGCCCCAGTGTATCCCGTAGCAATGGTGGTATCTGTGAATCCTGCATTGGGATTACCAGCTTTAAAGGAAGGGGTAACACCATCGTAAGAACAATAAGCAGGGGAACCGCTAGTTGATAAATCAGCACCAGCGAATGAAATTAAGTCAATCCTTGAAGACGGTACAACACTTGAACTATCACCTTGAACCCACGCAGTCGATACACCTGTAAGGAATATCCACTCAGACGCCTTGATAAACTTAATCATTCCATCAGACATTTCAAATGAACAAATTTCACCAGCAGCATTGGTTTTTATAAACGAAATCCATCGCTTAGTAGTGGCAATATTGGATCCAGTTTCACTCGTATCAAACTTGATCCCACCACCATCAACAACAAACACGCTATAAACTGTATTTGTAGCAGTGGATGAACCATCTGCAATAGTAGTGTTATCTAACGTAACAGATGCGGTTGTTGATCTACTGATCGGAGAAGTGTTTAAACTATCCATACAGATACCTGCATCAACAGTGATTGCAGTAGTAGATCCATAATGACAATCTAACCCGTATACATCTCCAGTAACAATAGTATTACCAGGTAATGGGTATAGCTTATTATCATGAATAATTGGACTAGTTTTAATAGCATCAACTTGCGTGATTATTAACGAGTTGACTATACAATCCTTACCAACATCATTAACCTCTACAGTCCCGGTAGCATTACTTTGTTGAACAATAAGTTTTACAGAGGTCGTTTCCGTCAAAACGAATTGACCTTCAACTGTGCTCAAAGTATCAGCAGATGCATAGCCCGTAATAAGTACTGTATCATCACTCTTAGTGATATCAACACTACTAACTAACGTATTGGATGCAGTAGCTATTGCATATCCTTTTGCTCTATACGTACCAGCATTTAAGCTAAGTTCAGATCCAGTCCTAACCGCACCTGTAATCTCATTTACAAGAGTTTCGTCAAATAGAGCATCTCTAGTACCAGTGGTTGCCGTAAAGTTCACAGAACTTTTGAATACAATATGTGTAACTGGCTCATGCTCGAAAGCACCACCAGTTGTAAAAAAATCAGCTAATACACTCATTACCAGTTACCTCCTGTAATGACCCAACCCCTAGAAGCATCGGAATAAGTAAAAATAACTGTTGACCCACTAATATCCATCAAGAAGTTTTCAACAAGTCCCATAATATTTTCTGAACCATTCGAGACAACTGTAATATTATTAATACTACAATTATCAGAGACATCGCATATACCAACAGTATCTCCTTCCGAACCGACAGGAAGAGTAGCTGTTCTTGTTTCAGTGTTAGTGTAAACTAAATATCCAGTACCAGCAGTAGCTGAAACAGTCCCAGAAGAACTGGATTCCCAACTCATACCACCACTACCACTTACACCTTCCCAATTACTTTCAGAGAAAGCTCCGGAATGATCAGCAGTTGCTTTCCATAATCCACCATCATAAGCAACGATATCACCAATAATATAACTTGCCTGTGAACTGTGATATCTTACAGCAAGTAGATCCATTGGATTATTAGAATCATCACCAACACCATATTGCTTATCTTTTACATTAACATATGGTTCACCGGCAGCAAGAGTTCCATCACCAGGTCTAACACCCATAGTATCGTAAACGTCAGCATTCTGTAAACGTCAGCATTCTGGATATCATCTAAAAGATCAGCCACTACTCTAATTTCAACACTAGCACCAACACCATGGGCTTGATCAAAAGCCTCACAAGTAAATATATTACCACTAGTATCTGTAACCTTAACTACTTCATCCTCGACAGTAACATACATCCAGGCACCACCAGTGAGGATAGGGAATTGCGATGCACTCGCAACAATCATCACTGTATGCCCGGGCTCGACTGAAGCGTTTAGGACTGTAGCAGCATTATCGCTATATTCAACTTTCATACCTTATCCTCTCTATAGAACCTTAAGCAACGGTGATAGTCCAAACGATAGTCATTACATCACCACTACCTTTATTAATAACGTCAAACACTGTACGAGCAAGCATTTCACCGCCAGAAGAGTTGTTAAAAATACCAGCTTCAGTCAATGCGCCGTCACCATCTCCATCACCCCATGTACAAGAATATTGTACAGTAGCGTTAACTGGAGTTCCGCCAGCAACTGCCAGGGCATTACGATCAATTTCTGAAATAAGTGCAGTCTGACCAACACTTGCTACAGTTGTACTTGAACCAACCGCCATATGTGACATAGCAGTACCTGCACCAGTCATCATACTAGCAACAAATTCTTTGCCTACATCAACAACAAGGTTATTAAATTCACTATGAAGTTTACCATTCATAACAACCTGGAGCTTACCAGTAACTTTCAATTTTCCATCTACTTTCATCATGTCCTCACTACGTTAAGATAATTTGTACTTCTTCTGTCAACCCAATTGTTGTTACAATTGTAGGCTCATCACTTTCTTCACCAATCATTGAAGTGTTCAGCATTGAACTATTCAATGGATTAGCTCTATTTTCATCACCAACTGTATTACTTATATCTTTGGTTACAACTTCATTTATCTTTATATTGTCATAAAAAGATTTACCACCAATCTTTGCATCAAATATTTCAGTAAAACTAACACTATCTCCAGTAACAGTTCTACTAAACTCTCTAACCATATAGTCAGAAAGTGGAGCATTGTCTGTAGTTGTAGCGTCTAAACCATTCTCAAGTATAAACGTTCCCTCATGTACACCAAAACTATCAACCTTGAAAGGTTCTATTGTTTTATTGAAATGTTCAACAGCATAAATAGTATCAGCAAGATGAAGTAATTCTCTAGACAGACCAATATCAATTACATCTTCCGGAAACACAGCATCGTCAAAATCTGATATTCTCCTGGAGATACCGTTAAGCATGGTAGTATTAAGTAACTGTGTACCAATACCTACCTTCATTTGACTGATATTTTTAAAGAATCTTTTATCCTGACTGTCTAGCGCCTCAAAACTATCACTCTTAGCACTGTCAAATGTAAACGAATAATCTTCAGTAAAGAATACATCTTGATCGGTTCCGTCGAACCAACGGTTCATACTTGATTCTACTTTACATGCAAATGCCCAGACAGCCATTATTTGACACCTCCAGCGCATTCACTAAAGTATTCATCAAATGGATCACAATAGAAATCTTCTCTGACTTCAAATGGTATAAAATTTCTTGCAGTTACTATCCGTTCACCGCTTCTATCTGAACCAACATATTGAACTTCAACCAGCCCAATATACTTACCATACTCACCACCAAACGAAGAGCCACTCAACCTAAAAATAACCATCCCATCTTCTAATGGTTGCATTGGAACGCCTACTATTTCACTATGTAATTCATCAGAACCTTCTTTCTTGATATACATAGTAATTATTTCAAATCCAGCTAAGCTCAAACTTGGCCAGTCCCACTGGTCATATTGAGCTTCCTCAGCTTGGCAATCTTTAGACTTTAGATTAACAAGTATTTCTTCCAATCTGTCTTGAGCTGAAATAAATATAGTATCAGTGTATTTATCAGCACCAGCATTATATGGATCAAACGAATTGAAGTTACTACTCATTATACAAACCCCCTTTCATTTAACTTAATATTACTATCCAGATTATCACTAATGGTCAAACCGTTTGACACGATAGTTTTACAATCTGCAATATATCTCATATAATAAGTATTGTTTGTCTGTTCTATATGTCCATCAACACCAAGAAATGCTTTGTACGCAACATAGTCTAACAATGCTTGTGTGAACGCACTTGTCAACTTAACGTTATCGTGTGCTTTCTTAACTAGTGCTGGACTTGCAACGTAAACCAAACTGATCTTATCTAACCCGGTAGTACTTTCACCTTTGGTTAAACAAAGAAATGGTTCCGGGAACATAACACTCAAACACTTATCAACACTATCAACCAAACACTTCCTTTCGTTATTGATTGGAACTTGAGTACCGTCTTCCAGTGCAGCGTTTATTGGATATACGAAATCACTTGGAAGTGTAAATGTTTTATTATTTTCTACGTTTTCTAGTATGAATTCTTTTTGCAGGAGGGCAAACTTTTCATGTAATGCAGAGTTGGCAAGGTTGATTAACCCAATAATAGTTTGAAAGTTATCCTCTTGGATCTCGTCCCTATTATCACCGCCAATATTTGATAAGCTCAAAGGCTTTAATTCACTTGCTACTAGCAAGTTTACATACTCATACACTAACATTATCTGCTCCACGCATAATTAGTTGATACAACTCTTATAGACTACCGTTTTAACAATGTCAAACAAAATAGGAGTTATCATCTCCACCATCATTAGTACCCCTGCTTCCCCATATTCCATTGCCAGTAGAAGCAACAACTGTACTCTCTTCAGTCTCGGCACCACTGGGCCTCCAAACCTCTATTTCACCCAACATACTAATTGTATCGATTTGATCATCATGAGCACTCTTAAAGCCCTTAATAGTAGCCAACCTAAGCTCTTGCAATATTTCCATCAACTCATCACTATCTTTCAATTCTTCCGGAAAATGTATTTTCCCAGCTTTAAATAACGGAACTGCATTAGTCTGAAACCTACTCATCTTATCTTTCGTTGGTCTTAACCCAGGTTTATTTGAGCCAATAGGACAAGCCAAACTGAAATATATGTTCCTGTCTCCCATTAATTGCTTGATCCAAGCTATAAAACCTCCCTGTTGACCAGTGATTTCAACCCCAACAGCTTGTGGTCCCCATTTTTGAGCAAATCTAAACAAATAATCCATACTAATATTCATAAGCATCTTCTTGCATATACCATCAGCCCAGAACCATTCTCCAATGCTATTTAGCGCCCAGACATTAATTGTACTATAATCAGCATGTTGTTTCTCACTGGTAGCAAAGTCTGTAGTAATATAAAAGTTATACAACCCTTTATTTTTCTTAACCATTCGATGTTGATACCATTCAATATCTCCATCTTCAATCAACCTTTCCTCGTCACTCATAATCCTCAACATAAGCTCCTGGTTGAAACTATTAATCTTCCCAGTCAACACTGCTTTATTATACCTCTTCTTAACAAATTCATATGGAAATCTATCGTCCCATCCACCTTTAAACTCATTTTTCTTACATGGAAATTCTTGGCAAACCGGGAACACACTCACATACCAAGCACCACTTTCTACTGCCTTATACAATGGATCTTTCGCATTAAATGGAGTTCCACACCAAATAATCTTTCTTCTTTTTGGATGTAATGCGTTATCAATTGCCGAATAAACTACATCTTCAACCTTTTCAATTACTGTCTGACTCCTAGCATCTTCATCACTAATGAGATCATCCAATACAGCAAGCTGAGGACGAGTGTTGAGCTCAACAGTACCACGAACGCCAGTACTAACACCGTGTCCAGTGATAACAATTTCCTTGCCGAATTTATTTTTGAAATACCACCTTGTATCTGTAATCTTACTGATTGGTAAATATTCTTGAAGAAATGCACTATTTTGATACCTCCTTTCAATTCTGTTCCTCATCTTCTTAACACCATTGTCAATACTATCACTGACATATAGTGCGTAATCAACTTCTCCAAACCCCGGGATTGAACCAAACACAGCAAGATACAGGAATAAATATTCTGCAAACACCGAACTCTTGGCAAATCCCCTGGCACACAGTGCAACACTATCCTGCTTCCTGTTACATAGGTTATCCAACCAATGAAAATGAATCACTGGACTAGCATTCTCCTCACCCTTATCACCATTCACCAACTTAATAAAACTGATAAATTCTAACGCAAACTCACTTGGCACATAATCCGGATCATCCCTATAATCAACATCTCGTAACCATTCTTCAACAGTCTTCTTAACTAACCTACTCATCTGTCTTCCAGTTTAAGTTGATATATTGTATTCTTAAACACCATATTCCATTCATCGGAATATCCAAATCTCTTTTGGTTTAGATCGATAGACTTGATAATATCACCATCATCATGCCTGGCATAGAAGTTATCCCAGTCTTTTTCTTTAAGACATTTGAGCCTATCACCAACAATTGAAAGCGTACCGTCAATATCAAATACAATCATTACTTATTCCATTATTATAGTATAGCATTGTAAGATAGTTAATTGTTAAACCTCAACCCAATCTTCAGATAATATATCTGTTTGACTTGGAAGCCATGGAACCAATACTCTTGGGGCCAATGCGTTGTCTGTCTGAAGTCCTGTAGTATCAATATAAATATATGTACTAGACATTTTTGAATGTTCATTAGGTACTTGAAGTTCCAGGAAGATTCCTTTTCCATTCCAACCAACTCTTGCAAGTTTATTTCCAGATTTTAACGATTTAATTGCTTCACCAAAATTCATATTATTCTCCTATAGAATTAAACTATTTACTTCCTGGGAAGAAATCACTAATAAGATTATTTCTCTTAATTGGCTCAATCTCCATTTCGTCAAACTCGGCTTCAATAATTGCTTCATCTCTTACCTTTTTAATTACATCCATTTCAGCAATTCCTTTAGCACTCATTCCACCACTCTCGATCATCTTCCTCTGCTCCACAGCAAGAGCCCGGGTAATCTCTCTAAGATCCTCTACCGTATCATTACTAACCCCAACATTAATATCAACCTTCAAGCTCTCAGGAGCCTTAAGATGTTCAATCAACGTAGCTGCAGCCTTCATCCTTACAGTTTCACTATTGGCACTACGCATCAACTCAGCTTCAACATTAATAGCTTCCTGCAGTATATCACTATTGATAATATGTAACGGAGGTAGTGTCCTTTCTGTAATCTTCAACACTAGTGGAGTCTTGTTATACATTGTAACGTGAGCTGATATATTCTTGTCAGGAATACCTTTATCAACTAATCTCTGTAACCTTTCCGGGAACACCTTAGCCCATGCACTCATTTGTGTATCACCCATTAACTTATAGGTAACATACTTCACAGCATTGGCATAGTCAGCCATCTTCCACTTCCCTTCCTGCATCACATTGATCCAAGAAAGAATATGTTCTCTAAACCTATCCTTTACATCGCTATCATCTACTGCAGCATTGATCACATCTACCATCTTCTGGGTAATATTCTTCCTCACTCCCAATGGCGCACAAGCTCTAATTTGATGAATAGTCAACTCAGTTGCATCTTTTGGTATAGGAGGATCTCCACCCTCATTGATAACATTAACCATTTCAACTTTATCAATTTTCTTGTTACTCCCCTTCATATTGGGAGTATCACTCACCGTACCCTTCTCTGGAGTCCAACTCATTCAATTCTCCCACACTTACCTTTATTCGGTACACTTCCTGTAGCTCTATATGAATATTTAGATTGGTCTTCATCAGTCCAAATAGTCCATACCCACCACATACAATCTGAACCAATACAATTACTTCTCGCCCGGGTACTGTACATTGGACAATACTTATCTTTAGCTTCTTCTTCAGTGTAGTTCATATCATATCCCTAACATGTTGTATTGTTTATAGTCCAAGCAATAGTCAACATATCACCTTTCGATATATATATATTGTCAAGTAGTTTTTTAGCTTTAACCAGGCAACCATCTGGGACAAGAATTGCAGAACTTATTACCATTGGTTCTATATTTTTATCACAATTGATATTAACAATAATTTCTACACCATCATTATGGTGAGTTATATTTTTTGATATAATTTTTGAACCATGGATGAACACTGTGCAACTATCAAAACTATCGAGTCCACTGATATCGTCAGCAGTAAATCTTGAACTATTACATGATATATTTTTACAACATGGGCCAAACTTTTTATCACTAACCAATACACAATCACACTCTTTGCAGTGATCATTTTCATTGCAAAGTAGTAATTTTGTTTTGTCATGCTTGGTTAAATTGGTAAACATTATATTTCACCCCACGCCTGAACCAAAACAGAACCAGCCCATCTTTCACCTGGTCTAATTGTTTTTGGATTAATCATATACACCCCACTACGATGCATCCTTTTAACAAAACCATTCTTCCTAAGCTTAGGCATAATCTTTTTTATAGTTCCAACGCTAACTCCACTGGCAATACTAAGCTCATTGTAATTACCAAGTATAACATTACTACTATCTTTAGCTGTTAACAGGTAAGCTATAAACTTTGTACTAGAGTTACCATCTATACTCAACACGTTAGCCAATTGTCTTGCAACCACCTTCTCCCATCTCTCTGTAGTCTGTTGAGCGAACTGTAGAGTTTTAATCTCCTGCCCAGTCTTCTTATTAATTACCTTAATCTCTAACTCTTCATTACTAAGTCCAAACATACTCCCTCCTTTATGTTCTATTTAAAATAGACTAAACAGTACACCCTGTCAACTGTAAAATACACCATTAAGTATAATCCAAATAGACTAAACAGTAAGAAAGTTCGCTATGGTATACCCAAAAGTTCGCTATAGTAGCTCCAACTTTCCTCGATCCATAACAAAACCAACCACTTAACTTTTCCCCCTTCTATATATCTCTATACAGCCCTAGCGGGGATTGAGCGGGACCTGTTGTAGATCCAGTAGTACTGGGGTTTAACGCTCCACCAGTCCGCTACCGGACTTACGTCCTTCGCTACCTGGTTGCGCTAGATAATTAAATAATATAATATAAAAATATGATAATCATCCAGGAACATAAATCCGGACCAGTTGAACCAATAGAACAATTCACCTTTAAGTACCCTTCTACTGGCCATGACGTACCTCTATTCGACATATCCATACCACCGGACCATATCCCCTCATGCTTCCTCTCAGCATGGTATGTGAAGCAATATAATAAATTAAGAATAATTCTTAACTGAACCGTCTATAAAATATAATATACTTACCGGTCTAGTAGGAATCAATACTAACCAGCCCATATGTAATAATTATGTGCTTATCGGTCAAGTGAGAATGATTATCAATTAACAGTTACAAATAATTAATATGAATACTGGTCAAGTAGATACCATCTCAGACCGTCCATAGAGAAGACTACCCCCCCCATACTCGACGTAACGTCCCTTTTAATACCAGACTATGCCTTTCTACTAATCACCTCGTCAGCGCTTGATATCGTAGTCCTATGTTATGTAGGCAATAACGCCTATGCTCACCCAATCTACTCCGGAGGTAGAACGATGTCCAAAGCAACAGAAGTAGCAAACGCAATGAATCCAGTACCTGAATGGCTCACCACTCCAGTTAAGTCAGTGGCTAAAGTCATCACATCTGCAGCTAACTCATCAGTTCGTGTAGCTCTTAATATCGAAGGCATGATCCCACTCACCGAGGAGACTGTTCAGACCGTTATGGAAGGCCGAAAGGTCATTGCAATGTTAGACTGATATCGCCATATAAGCATTCGTTTATATCGGTAATAAATCAAGCCTAACCCTGGGGATTGGGCAGAAATGTCCGATTCCCGCTACTCAACTACGTAAGGTGTTAATATGATGTACTTCTTCAGCATATCAGCTCTCATTACCACAATGATAACCTACAATATCGAACTCCAAGACTTTGAACCAATGTTCGATACAGATACCGATTCATGGGTGTACTAACAATCATATAACCTCGCTATCATAGGGGGTTAAGTTGATTACTTGATGTACTACATGAAGAATATACACAAATACACATACACATCCATAGATAGTACAGGATTGTTAAGGTTAGGTGTAAATATACGTAGTTTTATATACAGTGATTACATAGACTTGGAGTACTACTACTATACTCTATTACGTAGTTTTCTAAATAAATCTCTATTTTTCTCATAGTATCCCCTAAACCTTATTCTCCGTTGTCTTCTTTTATGTAGAGGTACTCTCTATCTGAGTGCTGCTTACCTATTAACTATGGAGAGTATTATGTTTGACAAAGATTTAAGTGATGAAGCCATTAATCTTCTTGATACAATTAGTGAATCTGAAGACTGTGAGATTGCTCATATTGATGCAGATGCTGTCTTATGTGAAATATTGGAAACACTTGGCTACAGTGAGCTTGTGGATAAATATAAGCGTATTAATAAATGGTATGCTTAACAAATAAAGGAGAGCACTATGAGTATTGAAGAGCTTGCTAAACTTGGAATCATTGTAGAGCAACCATTACCTGATACATCTGATATCTGGTTTGAAGTAGATGTAGATTACCGGGAGGAGTTATGTTTCGACGAATAGTACTACCATTCTTATGTATCATATACATTGGCTTAGCTATTGGCTCAGCCGACTTAGTATTATCATTTATATTAAATTAACTTAAGGAGTATTATCATGGCAATTAACCAAACTACTAAACGTTCCAGTTCTAACTCTAACTCAGATGCAACCTGGTGGGTTAATCTTGAAGGTATTAAGAAAGATACCTCTGTAGCATTTAACTTAGCCTCAGCATTTAAGGGAGCTACTGCAGAACAGGTTGTGAAAATCTTGAATACCCAGGAAGTTCATATCTCCTGTTACAACAAAGTATCTGTCAAGCTTCGTGGTCAGCGTGAGGATGGTAGTAAGTTTATACTTGGCTACTTGAATAACTATGCTCACGGTCTTGACGTAGACTGTGATCCAAAGGAATTGAGTGAAGTAAGCTACGCTATTAAAGCTGAGCTTGAGAACTTGACTATTGCTGACATATCTAAACCAATCACTGTTGATGAAGCTACTGATATCTTGGCTAATCTGTAATATTAATCTAAATAACCCTGTGCTAATACAGGCAGGGTTAATAACCGGAGTGACAGTATGCATGTAGATGAATTTATAGATTGTACGTTTGGAACAGAAAAGTACGCACGTTGGATGTTTAGCTATTTCAGATTACCAGCAGTGTTGAAAAATGATTTTGCTAAGTTTATGGAAGACAATAGGCTGTTCTGCACTTACAACGGTAAGCGTATGAGATGTACTGGTGCAAGTCGTCTTGGTGATGTATGGATAACGTCTGATCACATGAGAAATGTTGGCTATGATAGACGTGTAATGGTTGAAAACTGTTCTAATTGGAGCCAATCAAAAGATGAAGCTCTTAATGAATTTACTAACTGGGGAAAATAATATGGAATTGTTATTACAATGTTTATTTATAATTGGAGTGGCTGGAATAGCTTGGAATATAGCTTTTTGGTTTTCAATAGTAAGAATGGACAAATATACATTTAAACATTATTTCGGTACATCACTAGCATTGTCTTGTGGGTGTGTTGCAACGTATTATATGTTTATATAAACTGGAGTAAATTATGAATAACTCAACTTGGATGAATAATGGAAGTATGTATTATGTCAAGCAACTTGAAGATGTTTGTACATTGTTTCGATTGGTTCAAGTTGAGCCAATAGTAACATTATCCTTACCTGACATGGTTGAATTCCTAAAGAACTTTACTTGTGTAAACAGAGGATAGGTATGAGTGAATCAGAATTAATTAATATAGAAATACAATGTCCATTTTGCAGAGGTTATCACAGTGTACTGATAGACAGTAAAGAATATAACGTAACAGCAGCATGTATAGGACAAACAGTAAAAAGAAATTCATAAAATGGAGCAAAGTATGCCACTTTCACAAATCGAAATGGAACTTAAATTCAGCAAACGCATGAAGGACTTTATCACCCTTGATGCGTTTATCAACGATACTGGTAAACTGATGTCAGAACTTGCCGTAACTATAGAAGACTGGAAATACAGTTCACTCTGGCCTGAGCAGTATAAGTTAATGGAACGATTACCTGAATCGCAGGATGTAGTAGTTGAGCTTATGCTTACCGTCCTGACTAAATATTCACCTAAACAGATCCAAGGGTTAGCTGTAGAGCTTGGAGTTAGGCTTGGTTATACTGATACAGTTGAAGCTGCTAAGATTGGTTCATACTTATTAGTTATCTGTCATGGTGAACTGTATGATATTGATCTGACTCCAGACTCAACTCTCATTGTACCTAAATTACAAATAGATGAAAAAGCCAAACGTAAGATTAAGCAACTTGGCTTCCTCCCTCCAAATATGGTTCCAGCTATTTGGACCAATAATGTAGGCGGCTGGCAATGGGAGAAGAAATCCTGTATACTTGGTGCCGGCAACCATCACGATAAGCATCAAGCTCTTGATGTTCTGAACCAATTACAACAAGTTAAATGGACTATTGATACCGATGTGTTGGTAGATGAAGTCCATGAAAATATTACTCACAACGAACTTGAAACCCTTGGTCACTATGTAGGTGAAGAGTTCTACTTTACCTGGAGGTATGACAAACGTGGTAGATTGTACTCATCTGGTTACCAAATCAACCCTCAGAGTGATGAGTATGGAAAAGCTATACTATCACCTACCCACGCTGAAGTATGCACTGAGGAAGGTATTAGAGCGCTTAAGATAGATATGGCTAACCATGCTGGAATGGATAAGGAAACATGGGATGAGCGTGTCAGTATGATAGACACTGATTTGGCTAACGGAATGGAAAAGTATGGATTAATAGGTGGAAAAATATATTGGAAGAAGCCTATACTTGGACGCAAAGCATATCGTGCTTTGAATGTAGCAAAAAGTGGTAAGTCAGTAGCTCACTTCATAGAACTTGATGCAACCTCATCTGGAGTACAGATAATGTCAGCCTTATCCGGATGTGTGAAGTCTGGTAAATTGTGTAATCTTGTAGCCACTGGTTCCCGTGAGAACCTGTATCAGCATATCCATGATGAAATGGCTATGTATTTTTCAATGGGTAATGTTAAAACAAAGAAAGCAGTTATGACGCATTTTTATAACTCTAAAAAGGTTCCAAAGGAAACCTTTACCAGTCAACAGTTAAGAGTATTTTATGAAGTATTGGAAGACTTGCTACCTGGACCACAAGCAGTAATGGAGATTATCAATAACTGTTGGAATCCTTATGCACTCGAACATAGTTGGAATCTTCCAGATGGCCACGTATGTAAGGTTAAAGTAATTGAACAGTCTGATATCCGTATAACTATTCCGGAACTTAATGACCGTCAGTTTACTCTCCGCTATAATAAAAACCAGCCAAGCACTAATGGTAGATCACTATGCGCTAATGTTATCCATTCTGTAGATGGATATGTATGTCGTGAAATGGTTCGCAGATGTACCAAACTTGGCTTTGAGATAAGCTGTATCCATGACTGTTGGCAGTGTCATCCAAACTATGCAGAACAGATGAAGCAGGTATACCGTGAAATACTGTCTGAGATAGCTGATAGTGACCTGCTGAACGATATCTGTAGTCAGATTATCGGTAGAGATGCTGAGATATCTATCGACGATGAAGGTCTGAGCCAAATGATATTACAATCTGAATATGCATTATCCTAAAGGAGACAATATGACCATACATGAAACAATGAAACGATTAGGAGTACCAATTAACAACTGGTGCTCCGATTTGTATGTACCGGTTAATGACGTTACAACTGGCATACTTAACCTACCAGAATATACAGTACATAAGAAGAATGCTACTAAGTTCAGATGCAATATTAAACACATATTGTGTTATGATATACCGTTCGCTTATGACAATTATCGTCGTTATTAAAGGGGGCAATATGACAATACAGAACGATCTATATAGTTGGGCTATGATTACATTGGTAATGAGCCCAAAGTTATCGAAAGAGCAAAGGTTTGATATGATGATAGCTGACAGTGATCTACTCAATGAAATCTGCAGCCAAATTATTGGTAGAGATGCTGGTATATCAATCGATGACGAAGGATTAGCTGGATTAATCTTACAATCAGAGTATGCTTTAAGTTAAAGGAGATTATATGGAGAAAGTAGATATGTTTCTATTCTTATCAGATCTTCAAAAGTTATTACAAGAACATAAGATGGAAATAGATCACGATGGAAGTGAATTTAGTTTCACAGACATATGTAGAAATGGTATTGATACCAATGTATTTGGATCAATAAGTGAACTTTCAATACGAGAGCTACTTAGAAATCATGACAAACTGTTGTGGATTGGTAATGTAGAATAAGAAGGCGCACTACGTGCGCTGGATGAATAGTTCATTAACTATAATATAGTTCAATGGAGGATACCATGTAAGAGTACGTCTATAATGGGCGGAAGTATGGTAAAAATAGAAACCAATCATCCTTAACTGGGTGGTTGGTTTTTTTTTACTAACTAAACCCTAACTATTTCAAACTTACCATTTATTACTAAGCGATGTCTAAGCCATAATAGGGGGTAAATATGAATTTCTTTGAGATTCCAACTTGTGACTTTACTTCCTGTTCAAATTACTATCATGATCATTGCTTCTTTAACGATAAATATATACCTCAATGGTTATCTGCAGTTGAATGCCTGGTAATCAATTCAAACTGTCTCATGCTCAAGCAAGTACGACTATATAAAACAAAGGAGCTAATATCCAAATGATTAATTTTACAAAACCAACCTCAGCTCCTATCGTGCCATATACTGATAAACAACAAGCTGCGTTAGATTCTACTGCTCAAGTTCTCCTAATAAACTCAACAGCCGGCAGTGGTAAGACTCAACTCCTACAACAATTTGCATTTGATAATCCTGATGCCAAAATTCTCTATTTAGCATTCAACAAACAAATAGTGGATGATGTACGCAATAAGTTACCAGCAAACTGTGAAGCTGCTACATTCCATTCATTTGGCCTCAAGGTAATCAACCAGAACCAATCAAAAGTAAGAGTAGACTTCTATAAATACAACAAACTCACTACCCATAATGTATCCAACTTAGTACAAAAACATTATGCACTTGGTGGAGCACTTGCTAGATCAAAATGGGAAGAAACTTGTGATAGGTTTTTTATATCTAAAAAATTCATCGCAGAAGCAATGTCTGTACTCTCTGTATCAAACAAAATGACTGAAGTAGTATCAGGTAACGACATGCTCAGCCTACCTATTAGACAAGGCTACAAGTCTCCTAGTTATGATATAGTATTATGTGATGAGATCCAAGACTGTGGTATAGACAAGATCCAACTTATCTCCACAATCCAAACCGATAGATTAATAATGGTTGGAGACACTGAGAACCAAAAGATTAATTCATTTTCTGGATCGGATCCAAATATTCTAAACCTCCTAAAGAAAACATTTAACCCTGAGATCCATACTATCAATGAAACCTTTAGATGTCCTGAAGCTATCATCTCCCGGGCATGGCAATACCATCCAGGCTTTTTTGGATCAAAACCTGGTGGCCAATATAGCTGGCGTAACCTTGAAGAAGCAAACTTCCCTGAAAAATCATTACTACTATGTAGAGCAAATGCTCCACTGTTGAAAGCAGCTAGTGTACTCATAAACCAAGGTAAAAGTTTCTCTATTAAGAAAACTATTATCAATCAAGTATCATCTGTTTTAACCAGACTTGCAAAAGAAACTTCTAATATTGTCCTACTTAGAAATAACTGTCAGGACGAAATGTATAGAGAAATACGTCGCTTTAAAAGTAATGGCTGGAACCCAGCAATACCTGAGTATAAATATGAAGCAGTACAAGCTGCTCTCAACGTTGGATCATCTCTTGGAGAGACTGAAGCTTTCCTGAAGAACCTAACCAACAACACTCTATCTAAAAGTAAACGTATCCTCTCAACTATCCACTCATCAAAGGGCATGCAGTCACCAAATGTATTCTACTTAGAACCTGGAATTGGTGACTATATAGCTATAAAATCCAAGTCCAAACAAACAAAAGAAGAAGAGCGTAATATTGCATTTGTTGCAACTACTCGTTCTCAAGATAATCTTACATATTTAAGTATAGAGAAATAACAATGATAACATCGCAAATCGACAGACAAGGTAATACTACTATCATATGCAATGGTGTGGAACGAATGTCTGATCATGCAGTATCAACCAAACATGTAGAGTATCTCAATAGATTACGTAAAGTAGCCAATATGCCTGAACGTAATAAACTTATAGCTCGACTCCAAGAATATGGATCAGAGATTCCGGAAGATATGAAATCAGGATGGTAATAACCTATGCTTGAACCAATTGAGCCTCAATTGTTACACCATGGTCAGCTTGTAATATTTATGTCCAATAATATTTGGACATCTGATGAGATAACATTAGCACCTATACAATTCTCTCGTATGGTAACGCTAAAATACAACGGTGCAACGTTTGACCTAAAATTCTATCCAGATAACCCAATAACTAGAACTCACCTTCTACTTAAGAAGATTAAAATTAAGGAGAATTACAATGACTAAGCAATTAACTGGAAAACAACTTAGAATCCCATCTGGATATCGACTTTCGAAAGGAAACGTAAACAACATTGTAACTGTAGCGACCAGACAACTCTTCTGTGATGTTATGATTGATCATGTACGTAAAGAGTCTGAAATCTTTAATCTCATTATGGATGAACTCTACCCAAGTGAACTGTTAATAGAATTAAAGTATGTAGCTAGAAAACTAACTAGAAAAAAAGAATCAATAAACACTGAAACAATACAATTTGCTTCTAGTTTATCGATGACTATTAACGCAAATGAACATATGATAGGCTGTCGTAATTACAACTGGGTATACAATGAAATTAAAAATGGTATTGCAGATAGTGGAGCATTCGCAAATCTATTGAAAAACCTTCCAGAAGATAAACTCAAAACACTTGGAGTTACAAACATATCTGGAGAATCTAACATAAGTCAACTATCAAAGTTATGGTTCAACTGTAAATATCCATTCACAGACATTCTCAGAGTAAGTGAGTCAAATATGTTCTCAGTACTTTCTCCAAATCTTCGCAAAAAAGTTAAGCGATTTATCGAAGCTCGTGAAAAATTAACAACCAAAATTGAAGAAAAAAGAACTCTTCTAAGAGGTATTGCAAACGCATACACTTCATCAATTAAACTTTGTAATGATGCTCCTGAATTTATAAAATATATTAACGATTCAGCTATCTACAACAAAGATGGAAAGAAATGTACTGACATGTCTACTATCGACATGATTGCTCAACTTAGAAAATAGGAAGCAATATGACCCTCTCACTCACTCCATCCCAATTGCCAGGAGAGCTAACTGATATTGTACGAGCTGGACTTGTCCCTAATATCCTTGGTTCACCTGGAATAGCAAAGTCAGACTGTGTATACCAATTCGCAGAATCCAACAACCTTTACATGTATGATTTTTCACTATCCAACCGGGAACCTGTAGATATTAGTGGATATCCAATGCTCAACCAATCCACTAACCGTATGATGTTCGCAGCACCTGAAGAGTTACCACTATCCGACGATCCAATTCCCCAAGGTAAATCAGGTTTTGTAATCTTTCTAGATGAAGCTAACGCTTGCTCAAGAGCAACTGCTGCAGCGTCCTACAAGCTCATCCTTGATAGAAAGGTAGGTAGGCATTCCCTGCACCCAGCAACCGCTATAATCGCAGCAGGCAACCTTAAAACAGACAAAGCTATTGTTAACGATCTTGGCACTGCCATGAAATCCAGGATGGTCAACCTCCACTTGAAAGTATCTAACTCTGATTGGCTTAAATGGGCAAACTCAAATAAGATTGACCAACGAGTAATCTCATTTATTAAATTCCGTCCTAACCTGCTCCATCGATTTGACCCAAGTAAAGATGACTATAACTTCTGTTGTCCAAGAACCTGGTACTTCTTGTCTAAGTATGTATCAAATAAAATTAAGTTCTCTGGAACCAACTTGGTAGTAATGGCTGGTTGTGTAGGTGAAGGAGCTGCAGTAGAGTTCAAAGCATTCTGTAAGATCTACAACCAACTCCCAACTATAGAGAAAATTGTAGCCAACCCAACTGGTTACAAACTCAAAGACAAACCTGACTACTACTACGCATTAACAACCTTAATCTCTAACAACTTTGAACTTAACCCGGGAGCTTTAATCACTGCTACTGAACGTCTTCCAGTTGAATTCCAAGTAATCACTTTACGAGAAGCAATTGAGCGTAATGATCTTATTGCAGATATGCCAGAAGTATCAACCTGGATCAACACTCACTCAGAATCACTATTTTAATATAAAAACCAATGGAGCTCATTGTGGAAAATAAATCATCACCCAAAGGTGGTTACGGTTTCGACGCAAAGGAACTTTATAGATATAGAGTATGGTCACATTTCAGTAAAAGTTTAGTAGATAAACATGACAACCAATTCGAAGAAGTAAATGTAGCATTCATGCCATCTAAAGAAGGTTTGGAAATTGAAATAGCCTTATCGTTTGGCTTCAGAGAAGAAAACCTCTATGCGATTGATAGGGATGACAATTTCCTTAGTAAATCAAATTGGTTCAAAAAGTATCCAAAAGTAAACCTTATTCATTCAGAAGTAAAAGATGCTGGATACATAATCAAAAAGAAAGGTGTAAACTTAACATTCGCCAATCTTGATCTATGTGGTAATATTAGCATCCCAACAGTAGATGCAATCTCTGGCTTCGTAGATTCTGGAGTAATGTGTAAACAATCAAAACTTGCCATAACTCTCCTAAACGGTAGAGAAAATAGTATGGAAGGTATGTTGTTGTTAAAGTTGTTCGCCAAAAATAACAACGATAAGATCGACAGAATTGAAATAATCAGTAAACTTTGTTTAACTTCTGGCAACAATAACTTCATAGTAGAAGAAACCAACAAATATACCACTACAAGTGGTAAAACAATGTCTTGGGGTATAGTAGTATTAAACTCATCTTTCGAGAAACCTAAAACTAAGCAAGAAATTAAACTTGAACCTAATTGTGGTAAATCTTCAGTGCGCAATACTATTACTATCAATGGAAAAGTAAATACAATCCGAAACATTCTCAAGGTAAATAATATCCCTGAAAATACTTTCAGATCTAGGATTACACTCGGTTGGACTCCTGAGAAAGCTGCTACTAAAAAAGTAAGCCTCTCTAGTCGTAAGTATGCAATGAAAAGAAAAAGATTTGACCATAAAGTAAAATACGCATTTGACGGTAAGAATTTAACTATAACAGAATGGGCAAGTATTTCTGGATTTTCTCATCAAACATTACGCAAGAGAATGGACGAGGGTTTAACTTTAAGTGAGGCGGTAACTAAGCCAAATATACTAACTAAAGCATGTTATAAGCCAGTCCAACAATAGTCGATGGGTAACCAATGAATGCTAATGACCAATTAACTAAAGCCAAAATAGCTATTCTCAAAGACTCTATATTCTTTTCTACTTTACTATTCTCACTCGAAACAGTAGTTACAGATAAAGTACCTACTGCAGCAACCAATGGATCTGAACTATTCTTCAATCAAGACTTTATAGACGACCTATCCAAACCTCAACTAATTGGATTAATTCTGCATGAAGTAATGCATGTAGCCTTGGACTCATTTGGCCGTAAAGGTAACCGTGATCATCATCGTTGGAACGTAGCTACTGACTATGCAATTAATATCCTACTAACCGATGAAGGATATGAACTTCCTCCAGACGGTTTACTATCTGATAAGTATCGCAACAAAACTGCAGAATCAATTTATGATTCATTACCAGATGAACCAGAAGACCAAGGTTGGGGTCAGGATGATATCCTTGAACCTCTTAACCCAACTGAAGCAACCCAATTAGCCAAAGAGATCCTCGTCCAAGCCCAAACTACCTGTGACCTGAAAGATTGTGGGTCAGAAGTACCTGGTTCTATTCGTGAACGAATAGATAAACTGCTCAACCCAACACTACCCTGGAATATTATCCTCCAAAATTACTTACAGGAGTTTACAAATGATGATCATTCTTGGAATCGCCCCAATAGAAGGTATTTACCTGACTTCTATTTACCTTCTCAACATTCACCCACTATTAAACATCTTGTTGTTGCAATAGACACATCCGGATCAGTATCACCAAAAGAGATGCAGTCATACCTAACTGAGGTTGAGAATATCCGGACTATCTATCCACTTGAACAGCTAACCATTTATGGAGTATCAACTTGTGTAGACAATAAGTTTGAAATCGAACCGGGTGACGATCTATTAAATCTAAAATTTGGTTCCCATGGTGGAACTAGTTTTAACTCATTCTTCAAAGAACTGGCTAAATCACCTCCTACAGTGTTAATATTCTTTTCCGACCTCTATGTATCGTTCAACTGGAAAGAACCGTCCTACGACGTTATATGGGTCAGCACTGAAGGTAAATCAGCTCCAAAGAAATATGGACGCACAATTCAACTAAAACAACTAGGATAACCATGAAAGAATTAAACGGTATAGTAAGTACTTCAATAACAAAAATGATTGAAGATGGATCTGTTGAAAAGATGATCCAAGAAAAGCTGAAAGAAACTATTAAAGATTGTATTGATAGTTCAATGAGATCGTATGGTACATTTGGAACTATAATTAAAGAGAAAATTGAAGAATCATTAAAACTATCTACAAGAAATATTTCAATCCCTGAATATAACAAATTTATTCAATCTATAATTTCAGATCAATTTGGTAAGATTCTTAAAGAAAACGCTGTTGACCATCTACAAAAACTAGTAAATGATATTGTTAAGCCAGTTGAAAAAGAAGCTAAATTTTCTAACGTTATTGAAAAAGTTCAAGAGCTTTGGACTGACGAAGCTAGAGAACATGGCAAAGATGAAATAGCAGTAGAAGTATCTTACAACGATGAAGATACTGCTATTTATGTAACCTTTCATCATCCAGAATATGACTTCTATGATGTAAAAGTAACATTCTATAACTTTAACAAAAAGAAAGATACCTGGCATATTGGGTATATTAACGAAGACAGTTCTGTAATAACAAAACGACCAACATGCATTGCACGATCAACTCACTCAGTAACAGACATGCTCTTTGCCTATTATGCAATGGGTACAGAGTTTGAAGCTGATGAAGAATTTTGTAATATCCAACTTAATGAATATTAAGCTTTGAGACTCTCACACTAACTTTGGTAGGTTTACTAGTTTTTGGATAAGAAACTAACGTGGGAGTCTCATTTTAATTTGAATCACACTCTTCTTAGGTTAACCTGGGAATGAAGGTAGACAGATGTATCTGTCGGGGTGTGGTTCGATTAGTTTGGTCTAGTCAAGTAGATGTTGGTGAAACAGAGAGAAATCTCGGTAAGAGCATGAGAGTCCGGATGCTAAATGCTTTTGTAAAATCCTCATGGGTTCGATTCCCATACTAGACCATTT